TACGATCAACCACCTATGGGAGCAGGTCAACGTGGCCATGGTCGCACGTATACAGGCTGAAGAGGCCGCCGCAATCGAGGGCGCAGGCGCACCGGCACCATTGGGCACAGTCTTTCAGCGGTGGACTACAGTGCGCAAGTACCTAGGCAGCACGGGCTATAAAAGCAATTACGGGCCGCGTACGTGGGAGCTGGCTACACCACGAGAGTCCGGCGTGCTTGAGGCCGTCACACAAAGCAGCGCCATGCCACTGAATCAGCGCAGATCGAGAGCACCTGAGGTGGGCGAGTATCTAGTACGCTTGCACAAGAAGGACGGCAGTACGGGCCTGAAGTACATCACAGCCTACCGCCTTCGTGCTAACGGGTGGTTCCCCAAGGGTGAAAACCCAAACGTCACAGCACCGATTGAGGACGAACAGAGATGAGCAGCGTGTGGGCCGAGGCAGTAGCGCGTGACGGGTATACTGATAAGCTGCTGTATGTACAGCGCGTGATCGTAAACCTGTTACGCTCTACACCTCAAGAGGTAGAACAAAAGTTCCGAGATGTGGCCGAAGCCGGGCCTGATTACTTTGTTGACACCGAAGAGATCGTTCTGTATCCTTAGGAAAGTAACTCAACCGTACCTGAAAAGGAGTTTCACCCATTATGGATTTCATCCAACAGTTCAAGGCCGCCCGCCGCGTCTCCACTCCCATCATCAACATGCGTACGTTCGATGCCAAGGGACTCACCCGCAATATCAGTGCAGCACTGAATGGTACCCTCGATAGCACGCCTATGCTCATCTGGGATTCTGTCCACGGTCTCCTGCCAATGAACAACACCAAGGCCAGCAAAGAAGCATACGCCACACTCATGGCGAAGGCCGGACTTGAGACACCTGAGACGGTACAGTTGCCTGAGACACTGAAGGCTCTGGAGACGGATGGCGTCAGCGACATGATCGTGTTTATCTCTAACGCGCATCTGCTCTGGGGTGATCCCACCAACGTGCAGGCCGTGTGGAACCTGCGAGACATCTACAAGAACGTGGGTAACATGCTCGTGCTCGTCAGCACACCCGGCGCGACTCTGCCCATCGAGCTTCAGACGGACGTGCTTGTGCTTGATGAACCACTGCCCACACGTGAAGAGCTTGCGGTGATCGTACGCAATACGTTCAAGAGTGCGAACGCCGAGGCATCTCTGACCACCGACATCGAGAAGTCAGCAGTCGATGCACTCATCGGTCTCTCGTCCTTCAGCGCAGATCAGGCGACCGCGATGTGCTTGACCACTGAGAAGATACCGGGCAAGGAGAAGGAGACCATCCGTAAGGGTACCCTGAGCATCACCGACCTCTGGGAGCGCAAGCGCCAGATCATCAACGCTACCCCCGGCCTGACCGTCTACAAGGGCAAGGAGACGCTGGATGACATCGGAGGCATCGAGAGTGCCAAAGAGTTCTACCGGGCCGTCATGACCGGCAAGAACGCGCCTGAAGTCATCCTCTTCATCGACGAGATCGAGAAGCAGATGGCCGGTAATGGTACGGACTCGTCGGGCACCAAGACTGAGATGAACGGTATCATTCTCTCGTGGATGGAAGACAAGGGCGTCAACGGCGCGCTGAGCATCGGCATCCCCGGCGTGTCCAAGTCGCAACTGGCCAAGAGTCTGGGAGCCACCTACAACAAGCCCGTCATCGTCTTCGACATCGCCGCCATGCAAGACATGCATGTCGGTAACTCTGGCCACAACCTGCGAACCGCGACCAAGACCATCGACGCTATCAGCAGTGGCAACGTGCTCTGCATCGCTACCTGCAACGGTATCGCCAACCTACCGCCTGAGCTTCGCCGCCGTTTCTCTCTCGTAAAGTTCTTCTTTGACTCTCCGAACGCGTCAGAGCGCGATGAAATCTGGACCATCCAACGCCGCAACCACGGACTTGTCAACGACGAACCGAACCCGGCAAGCGAGAACTGGACGGGCGCTGAGATTCGTGACTGCTGCAAGAAGGCAGACATGCTCAACTGGCCACTGGCGAAGGCTGCAACGTACATCGTACCGTCAGCCATCTCTGACGCTGCCACACTTGAGAAGACGCGCCTAGAGGCATCTGGACGCTACCTGAGTGCATCCAAGGTGGGCACCTACTACCACGATGAGACCACGCGTAAGGACAACAGTGACATCACCGGCCCCGTCTTCTCGGGTTTAGGCAGAAAGATCAGGGACTAATGGGCCACGCCATCACACTACGAGACCTCATGCACGTGGCGATAGGCTGGGGTCTCTTCTACTTCGTTGTCGGTCCCATAATAACGTTCTTTTACTTGTGGTACGCTATTAGTGGCGGCCCAGAGTTCCTTCAACGTTTCAACTCGTGGCGTAAGAACCGTGAGCAAAAGGCCATCGACTCAACCATCACCAGCCTGAATCTCTAACCCGTCCAAGGAGGACACCATGCAGCCAGACATAAGCGATCCTATCAGCAAGAGCGTGAGCTTTACATCTCAATCATCCAGGCCATTGCCAGAAGGCATGACGCCGTTTGACCTCACAGCAGCACTAGCCGGTAAACCGGTGGTCACAGGTGAGGGTAAGGAAGTCACACAGCTTACGATCTTCAAGAACGCCGGGAAGTTTCCTTTGGCAGGAGTTCTGGAGGATAGAGGTTATAATACCCTTATCCAGCGTACTATCGAAGGGAGGGCTGACGCCTACGAAAATAGGACGTGGGACTCTCGTGACCTGTTCATGAAGGTCGAGACCAAGGACGTGTACTTCAACATCTACGGCAGTGGGAACAACCTAGAAGCCTACGGCCACCCCACGGAAGAGGAAGCAGACAAGGCGCAGAAACTAGGTGGCCGCAAGCGTGTAAGCGTGGGCGACAAGGCACTGAAAGTCACGGTCGAGGTGTAGGCTAACTAGTTGGGTTGCATGTCATTTTAGGCGTTGACATGCACCCCGCAGTATGATGTACTGAATACGCACCACCAAGGAGAGCAGCATGAGTGAGTACGCAACAGCCGCAACAACTTTCAACGATGGCAAGGTACTACTGGCCGCGTTGTTCGAGATGGGGTACACCGAGGTAGAAGACCACATCGGCAATCCTCAGCCCCTCGTCGGCTACCAAGGGGACTACCGTACACTGGATGGCGTAGGCCATACCACCAACCCCGCCAAAGCGATGAAGGCCGACATCATCATCCGCCGCAAGCAGGTAGGCTCTTCGTCAAACGACATCGGGTTCACCCGTAACGCAGACGGCACCTACTCTGCCATCATCTCTGACTTCGACTCTACCCGGCACAACGCAGGCTGGCTCAAGAGTGTGAAGCAGGAGTACTCGAAGCAGTTCGTCTTCGCCAACGCCAAGAAAGCTGGCTACAAGCTTGTGGTGAATAAGCAGGTCGAGCGCAACGGCAAGAAAGTCACCCAGTACAAGTACGCAATCGCCTAAGGAGGCCGCGACATGGCAAAGTTTGCCACGATTGAAATCGATGAGAACGGCGAGATTAGTGTTGAACTCGACGGCTTCAAGGGTGTAGGATGTGCAGCAGTGATGGACACCCTCACCAAAGGTTCTAAGGTCACTCACCGGCAGAAAAAGCCTGAGTACCGGACGACGACAACCACAACAGTGTGCGCTAAGTAAGGCACACTTCAACCTCACTCTGAACCAACCTAACCTGCAAAGGACTAGACCATGCCAGTATCACTCGCCCGTCGTCTCCGCCGTATCGGATACCTGCCCAAGCTAACCATCGATCAGGTGGTTGATCCGAACCAAGTCAAGAAGCTTCAGAACGCCGCCAAGAAGCCCCGGCTTCAGGCCGCCATCCTTGCCTCCATCGCGGAGGAAATCAATCACCCGCGTGCGATGGAGCTTGACCCCGCTGACCGTGCAACCGTCGAGGCCCTTGTCCGCAAGCTGTGGCACGAGAAGCACCCCGGCAAGCCCAACCAGAAGCCCGCGAAGCAGCACCGTCGCTCGAAGTCGCGGACGAAGAAGGCGGGCAAATAAGATGACCGACAAGACCGTGACCATCACAGTAGACGAAGACGGCGAGATCAAGTTTCTCGTCGATGAGCACAGTAAGCCCTTCATCACACCGGAGACGGTAGTGAAGCGTGCATCGCACGTAGAACCGGCTAACCCTCTCTTGCGCGTGATGTTTCACGGTCTTCGTTCGGCCTGCTCCCGTCAGTCCAGTCTAGCGGAGTTCACTCGGATGTGGCCATGCGACTGGCGCATCAACCTTGCACCCATCGGTGGTCCCATTCTCCCCGGCACCTATGAAGATCGTCAGGACGCTATCGACGAGGAAGTGAGGTTCCTCAATGACACATTCGTTTAGTGACCCCGTATTCGCCTCTTCCTGCCTCTGCTGGGTAATTCTGGCCCTCTGGTACGGCAATATAGGCATCAGGGCCGCCTACTGGCACTGGAGGCTCAGGAAACCGCATCTCAGGATGTACATAATTGGCCGTAAGCTGCTTGTGGTTTCAACAGAGGCAGGGAAAGTGACGATAAGCATAAAATGAGCACACCATCTAATCGTGTCTGGATAGTTCAATTTAGAAGCAAGCGTAATGCAAACTGGCGTATTGGTTACGACCTGACCGTGGCGGGAATGCAGTACTCTGTATTCCTGAAGCGTAAGCACGCGGACGGTGCGGCTAAGCATTATCGAAGTCTCTACAAACCGGGTAACCACCACGGCTATACGTTTCGAGTGGTTGAGTACGCCCCAAAAATAAAAGCTTGACACGCACCCGGCACTTCGATATCTTGAACGAGTACCACATTTAGCAACACCAAGGAGCTTCACCTATATGGCATTCGCAATCGACACAGAGAAAGTCAACCACTCCTCCAAAGACCTCACCGAGATCGTGTCCAAGACTGTTCTCCTCAAAGTCAAGTACGGTCGTCTGGGCAACACCCGCAACGTGGCCGGTGCATCGGTCCTCAGCACGGACGCCGACGTATCCCTGCTGAAGGTATCGAAGACCCTCCTCGAATCGGACGAGCTTGAGAAGATTCGCAAGCATGACAGCATCCTGCGCAAGTGGCTGAACAACACCGCGCTACCATACAAGGACATCGGTATCCTCATGGTGCCTGTGGGTGTGGTCCCTGAGGTTCAGCAACGTCTCACAGAGCACGCGGCAGAGCGTAAGGTACTCGTGGCCAAGTTCGTCGCCGCGTACCCCGGCCTCGTCGAGGCGTCCAAAGAGTCGCTGGGCAGTCTGGCCGTGGCCTCCGAGTATCCCCCGGTTGATCTGGTCTCCAGCTACTTCACCTTCGAGTGGGACTACCTGACCTTCGGCGTGCCTCTGAACCTGAAGGACATCAACCCTGAGTTGTTCGAAGCTGAGGCGGCCAAGGCACAAAAGCAGATTCAGGCCGTGGGTGAAGATATCACGATCATGATGCGCGAGAACCTTCTCGAAGCTGTCATGCACCTCAAGTCGAAGCTTACCCCGGACGGCGAAGGCAAGATGCCCATCCTCCGCGAGTCAGCCATCCAGAACATTCAGGAGTTCATCTCAACCTTCGACATGCGCAACATCACCAGCGATACCGAGCTGGAGGAGCAGGTTGCCAAGCTTCGCGGCCTGATCGAGGGGCAGAGTGCGAAGACGTTGAAGAGCAGCGACAAGTTCAAGGCCGACCTGTTGAAGGGTGTGGAGTCCATTGGTGAGGCGCTGGATGGCCTCGTGTACCAGTCCACTGGCCGCAAGTTCCGCGACGAGGAGGAACCAGTCGCGGCATAGATCGAGCACTCCAACACGGGGTCGGGTCACAGGATGATACCGGCCCCCTAACCTACAGCGCACCTCTAACCCAGAAGTACAGGAGCAGTGACCAATGCGAATCACCTTCAAGCAGTACATCCCAGTGGTAGCCGCACTTATCCTCGCGGCCTTGTCACTGACCGCGCACGCCGACACCCTCTCCCTCGTAAGCCCCGGCAATGTTGTCAACCCAACCGGCGCAGTCTACGTCGGGCCTTATAGCCTGTACGACTCCAACAAGAGCGACATCTCCGCCTTCTGCCTCGATGCCGACCGCGAAATCTACGTGGGTGAGTCATGGCAGGCAACTCCGCAGAATCTCAGCGCAGTCCACCCGCCGAATGGGGACGACGTAACCAGTGCCCTCCTGCTCTATCAGGCGCAGACCGGAGTTATCTCTGACACCACGGCGCAGCTCGATATCTGGGCCTTGACGGACGTGAACAGCGCCGAGACACTGGGCTGGAACTTCAACGCAGATGACCCGCTGCTCTTCCAAGACGAAACGCTGGCTCTGAGCGGCGACGTGACGCAGGCGTTCCTCCAGCAGTTCACCTTGTACACCGCCGTACCCGGTACGCAGAGCGAGGGCGGCACAGCGCAAGACTTCCTCCAGTTCACCTCGAACGGTACTGGACCAACGACACCGCTGGCACCTACCCCTGAACCCAGCAGCCTGCTGCTCTTAGGCACTGGACTCTTGGGGGGAGCCACAACGATCTACCGGCGCATGAGGGCAACGGTAACCTCGTAAGCTAGTAGTGGTGGCACGGGCCGGTTGGCCGTAGTCTTCAGCGCATCTCTGGTGCATTGCAGAGTACGACCAACCTCAACCTTCACGCAAGACTCACCTATTCGTCCTAGGAGGACACCATGATTTTCGATTCGACCAAGAACTACCTCAGCCTTCCCACCATCGCCAAGCTTACGGTCATCGCGCAGATGGTAGTCGCACACGCAAACCTTTACGCGCAAGAGCGGTTCTGTTCGCTCATCCCTTCAGGCACAAGCGCCACTGATGCCTTCTCGGAACGCTATGGAGCTAACTATAATGCAGTGATCGACGCCGCCAAGAAGGGACAGGAGAATGGAGACTGTGGCACTATCCTCTGCTTCGCTGGATGGTACGCCTGCCTGTTCGAGACTCCTGAACAATATCTTGCGATTGTCAAGGCCGGTGTGCAGCAGGGAGGGTTCGAGGATAACACCTTCCTCATCAACGCACGCAACGGTCTTGGACTTGACCGCCGACAAGCCCGCGCACTCTTCGGGCATCCGGACGAGTGGCCATATGAGTTCAAAATCCGGTACAACAAAGCGAAGACTCCCAAGGGCCGAGCGAAGGCGGGTCACGACCGCATCATGGCCTTCATCAAGGAGTACACTGCACCTAAAGTGCGCAAGTCCAAGAAGACCGAAGTCTAACAAGGTAGCACTACCTCCGGGCCGGTCAGGACGACGGCCCATTCTTTTACTTCAACCGGAGGGCCTATGGGATACATTACGAAACGGATGGTGCATAACACAGTGCCCAGTCCGCGACCAGCATACTCGAAAGTGATGAGATCGTGCATCAAGAAAAAGAAGTACGGCACACCCGAGAAGGCGCAGAGTGTGATACAGTCGATCATAGACACGGGGAACGACACCGATCCAGAGCACCCCCTGAGACCTTACAAGTGTGACCACTGCATGTATTGGCACGTAGGTCACGACAAGAGAGTAGAAGCACAGGAGAGGAAAAATGGTTGAGATCGAGATCGAGTACCATGAACCAGAACAGACCGAGCGCGTGTGCGCCGGGACGTTCTTCTTCAACCGCCCTGAAGATGGGGCAGAAGTAGAAGCCAAGTTCTATGTCAAGTGTGCTCCGCATGATCCGCATAACCCAACGGTTTGTGATGCACGGGTAGACGCATTGAATACGCAGTTCACCGATATGTACAGCCAGCTTCAGGGTCAGGGCTGCTACAACATCAAGTACAAGGATTGCATCCCGAGTCCTTTCTTCTAGGAGAAAATAATGGCATTCAGAGGTAATGTACTCGGCTACGAACGTTACACGACCGTATACAACTACACCAAGGAACATGGTGAGGTATCCATAGACCAAGTGGTCAAAGATACATCTATACCACGCAGCGTAGTGTGGAGGATACTGGTAAACGGCAAGGACTTCAAAGAATCAAGGCGGCAACCCAGAGGGGGTCATGGTCCGGCAGTACGGTACTTCGTCGCCCTCCCACCAATGGTGGCTGACGACCCTCCAGTGTTTACCAAGGAAGAGCGCAGGCTTCTCAAGGTCAGGGAAGCATTTGAGAAACCAAAGGAACTCTGGGCCGACTATCGGGCACTCCACGCAATCGACGAGACACCGGGAATGAACACGGTAGAGGTACTCGCAGCTATGGGGTACAGTCCGGGGGTACACCCCGAGGTGCGTGCTAAGCTAAAGAACCTACCCGGTGTCTTTATCCAGAGGAAGGGCAACAACTTGCTTTATTACACACAGGAAGATGCTGCGTATTTAGGCATTGACAAGTAGATCATCGTTTGCTAGTCTGTACTTGAGGTGAACGGAATGAAGTATCTAAAGATTGACCAAGTGAAGGCGGTACTCAGGGAGATCGAGAGCGAGAAGGGTGAGAGGTTCAAGCTGGCCTACCTCATCGGTTTCTGGCATGGCTTGCGGGCCTCCGAGATCACTGGTATCAAAGGGCGCGACCTTCGCCACGGATACGTGGACTGTAAGCGCCTGAAGGGATCGCTGGCTACCTCGCAACGGTGGCAGAAGCATCCTGACCCGGAGCTGGACGAGTACGCAATGCTCGAACGGCTGGAGATCGCGGACGATGAGCTGCTGCTGCCCATCGGTCGTGACTGGGTTCGCAAAGTATTCAAAGCCGCTGCACTGCGGGCTGGTATCAACCCACGGTTCGCGCACACGCACACGCTGAAGCACTCGATTGCCATGCTCGTCATTGGGTCCGGTATTGAGAACGCTAAACAAAGACTTGGCCACAAGAGCTTGTCCTCGACTGGCTACTACCTGAGAGTGTCTGACGATACTGCTTCAGATGCAATCAACTCCCATCTAGGAATCGAGGCATAAGTGAATCCATCGAGCGCAATACTCTCCAAGTCTCTCGTCAACTGCCACTGCAAGGGCATGGACTCCTTACTCATCAAAGAAGGGCCGGGGATGGTCCGCATGTTCATCGCCCGCCCTGAACATGAGCTGTGGCGTAACAACCCCGGCACATTTGGTGTAACCTTCTCGATTGCCCTTCACCGGCATCGTACGGATGTCACACTCATGCCAGTGTTAGGTGAGCTATATAACGTCGAGGCAGCCATGGGCCAGAGTGATCCTCTCGTCAGCACAGTACCCATGCAGAGCTTTAGCTATGCGTCACCGATCCTTGAGAAGGATGGTAGGGGTGGCTTTGCGCCCTTGGATCGCGCCTACCTACCTCTGAGGCTCAGGGCGAGGCGTCTCTTGGAACCCACTCACCTCGCTGCGCAGGCTCTCCACTCGGTCTATGTCCCAAAGGGCAAACCGGCTGCGTGGTTCATCTTTGAAGGAGAGCCGAACCGCGAGTACAATTCCATCGTATACTCTAACGACTTCTCACTGGACAAGCTGGACCTGTCCCAGTACGACCAGCCGATGACATCTGATCGCCTACGCGAGGACTTGGAGCTGATAGGAGTTCGCTGCTAATGGGCGTTCTCCCCGGCGTACCCGGTACGCCTAGCAAGTTCACAATGAAGAAGGACTCATTCGGGGGAATCAACGTCTACGATGAGGACGGCTACCTCGTGGTGGGAACCGGCACTGTTGCTGAGGCGAAGGCGTCGGTAGCGAAGTACATGCCCCCGAAAGTGGACCCGTACACGGGTGGCCCGCTACCATCGATGATGTCTGTGGGTGCGCTATACTGGACGACCAAGGAGGGTAAGAAGGTACTACTCTCCGAGATGGAAGACTCGCACCTGATGAACGCGCTCTTTATGACTGAGCGCAACCTGAAGACTGCGAATGAGAAAATGGATGCACTGAGCGTAGAGATGACCGAGTTGCAGAACAAGCGCAACAAGCTCAGGGACTCCCTGAATATCTACGAAAAGAATCAGGAGAAGCTGAAGTTAGAAAAGAAGCGAAGACAGAATGCGAAGCTGGCTGAGAAAGAAGCTGTGTTATTACAGATGCGTGAGGCCCAAGCGAAGCATAAGGTTGTGGTAGTAAAACCCGAGCATGTAGGCAGGAGGTTCCGTGATGAGTGAGGGGATGTGGATTCGATGTGAATGGTGCGGACTGACTGACTGCAATCATGCACCTGTCTATGATGCTCTTCTGGACGCACTAGGGGCTGGCGAATCTATCCGCATCGAATTTCAAAACTATACACAGGGGCAGATCGATGAAATCTACGAAGTATGCGGAGAAGATGTAGACGCCTTCATGTTTCCAGAAAATCAGACCAAGGGTGGGCTTCGACCGCTTAGAGAATGCCCTGCTTGCGGACTAGGTATGCCGGATTCTCATGTTTGCAGGGCCAAGGCGGGCACTACGCTAACTGCATAGGAAATCTCTGCACGGACACACTGAATAACAAGCCAAACTGCAAATTGAAACCCAAGGGAGGAAGTTTAGAGATGAAGATAATACTATTGCTAGTTCTACTGTCAAGTCAGACACGCCTGCCAGTACCGAAGCCGTCGACGCCATCGGAGGAGTCTTGCAGGGATCATCTATCCCGTCTGCAAACATCGTTGGCCCGTACAGCGTATCTTCTTGGTAAGGACAAGCGGGCGCACCAGATCGAGAAGGACAAGGAGCATCGGTTCCAACCTCTCGTGCTTCAGGGCCGTGACCAGTGCTCTGATATGTACCTTCATAACCTCGACATAGAGCTGTCCTATGAGCAGTACGCCGTCACGGGGGTGGTGATCGAATGAGCGAGATCATCATGGACTTTATAATCCGAGCTGGCCGCATTTATCTTGTGGGTATTGCTGTCGTGCTCGTTGTAGTAGCTGGTTACACGTTGAGACAAAGATGGCTTGACAGGAAGAGCCGACTGTAGTACTGTAAAGAAGTACCGCTTCACCCATCACGGTCTGGGGAACCACCCGGATGGTCGCACGACACTGTATTAGGAATCACCCGTTTGTCAAACAAGAAGGCTTCACTCGGCGCACTCAAGGCCGGTTACGACGCATACTATGGTGCTTACAGCACTGGATACTTTGGAGCAGACCACAAACCGCAACGCATCGACGTTCCGTACACTACCAACCCGCAGCGTGATCTATGGCTCAAAGGTTGGCGCTTCGCCCAGAAGACTCATGAGCGCGGTGGTCACTTCAGCCACACCCCGCAGTTCCCGCACTACTACCTAGGGCCGGACAAGGCGGCGATTCAAGCAGCAAAGCAGAAGGCTCAGGCCGCGTTCAAGGCCAAGCAGAAGTCGAAGGATGGATTCAAGACCTATCCTAAGAATGGACCCGCCACTGTGGTCCGTGTTAGGGTTCAACCTAACGGTACTGAGAAGCGTACAGTCGTTCAACGGGGCGATGTGAACCTCAACCGGCTGGAGAATCGCTTCAACAAGAAGAACAGGACGGTAGTATAGTGAAACCCCGCAGATGGAAACGGCCATTTGATATCCGCAAAGCGTGTTTACTCGTGGCCGATTCCTTCGTGCGGTACTATGATGAGGGCTGGCGACACGGCTACGTTGAGAGCCTATCGTCGTCCACCGTCCGAGTCAAGCCGTGGAAGACTTGCAACGCTACCGTGCAGCCGAGGAGCGTAACCGTTACGCTGGGAGATATCGAGATATGACAGTAAGCTTAGAGAGGACGAGGACTAGATGCTCATAGGGCTACCACCTGAGATGTTGAATCAGTTTACCGCCAGTGGAGCAATGCTTCTAGTTATGGGTGGTGTGATGGCCTACATGAAATCAGTGCCGCAGATGATTTGGCTCTGGTTCAAACGACAAGTACTCGTAAGCGTAACAGTGAAGGACGACGACCCTTCCTTTCTTTGGGTGAAGGAGTGGATCACCAAGCAGAAATTCATGCCGCGTGTACGCCGCGTCGATCTTGACTCGACCATCCGTGGCAAGCTCATCTCTCTGATGCCCGCGCCGGGGGAGCACTTCTTCTGGCACAAGCGTCTACCATTCTGGCTGAACTACACGCGGAGCGAGGATAAGAAGGGCGGCTGGGACGCGAAGAGGAGTGAGACAATCTCCTTCAGCACGATTGGCCGCAGGCAGGAACGCATCAAGCAGTTCGTTACCGAGATCATCGAGATTCACAAAGAGGCTGAGCGTAGTGAGAGCAAGCTGTATGTGTGGGACGAGTACTGGATAAAGCTGAGGAGCTATTCGCCGCGTACGTTTGAGTCCGTGGTGCTCGACGGGCAGGAGAAGGAGAAACTGCTGCAAGACGTAAACGAGTTCCTAGGCGACAAGGAACGCTATAGGGAGCTGGGTATCCCTTACCATCGTGGCTACGCCTTCTATGGGCCTCCGGGGACCGGCAAGACATCCTTGGCGTCAGGGTTAGCGTACCAACTGAGCCGGGACATTTACCTGATGAACCTTGGTGACCTGAGTGACAAGGGATTGAAGACTGCGATAAGCACTGTGCCCGAAGGTTCGATCATCATGTTCGAGGACATCGACGCATCTGGTGCTGGCAAGAAACGCAAGGCCACTAATGACGGCCCAAGGGATCAGGAGTGGAAGGAAGGCGTAACACCCGGACCCCACCCGAACAAAGTTGAAGATAGTGATGGACACGAGAAGCTGTTTGGTGTTACACTATCTGGGTTACTGAATGTTCTCGATGGCTTTCATGCCCCTAGCGGCGTGATCTACATCATGACCACGAACCATCTCGACAATCTGGACCCGGCGTTGATTAGGCCCGGTCGGATCGATGTACTTCTGCACCTTGGTCAAGCGACCGACGATCAGAAGATCAAGCTGTACCAACGCTTTTACCCGGAGGATTCCCTAGCACAGGCGACCTCTTTTGTCAAGGGGCGGCCAGAAGGCGATACGATGGCTCAGTTCCAAGGCGCACTTCTAACGAAAAGGAGATAGTATGCACTTTCCGCATGTAAGGCCACCTCGGATTCACTGGCAGCACTACCTGACTCGCAAGGTTCTGATACTCGCCGGTCTGGTAGTCGTCACGTACTTCGTGGAGCAGCAGATGCACACGAGTGTCATCAACCACGTTCACGAGCTGACCCTTGGCACGCTGTTCGAGCACGTGTTGTTTGGTATCCCGTTCGAGGAGTAATCATGGATTCAATCTTAGGGCCGGTGAAAAGGTCAAAGCCTACCACCGGCATAGTAACAGAATGTGTGCAGAATCAAGACGGCTTCACCTACTTCGGTGAGGACGGTCTCATCGGCTTCTCAAAAGTGAGTTGCGCGAAAGCGGTTGTGGACTGGCAACAGAACCATAGCCACCCAGAGGAGAACGTGCCCATGCGGGCATTGATCTAACTGGTGAGTTGACGTAAGGGACGAGTGGCTTTAGAAGGATTCATCAAACAGTTTGGTGGCATCACCGAAGAGTATAAGTTTTACAATGGCGAGGTGACTATCAGGTACGATGTGGATGCCCACGTCTACCTGCTTGAAACAGAAACCGGGGAGCTGGAACCACAGGACGGTGTTACGACCGTCTGCCACATCATCGACAAGTCCGCTGCACTCGTGCCGTGGGGTTGCAAGATGATGGCCCAAAAGCTCCTGAAGGATGTGCCGGGATCAGTAGTGGGCTTTCCCCCATGCCACGTCATCCCTGTGCCGGACCTTGAGAAGTGGGTCTTGGACGCTAAGGGTGCCCACAAGGAGAAGCTTGAAGAGGCCGGTGCTATCGGTCACTCCGCGCATGACTGGATCGAGCAGTACATCAAGCTGAAGATTTGGCAGAAGGAGCTGAAGTCTGCCGAGGTGATGGACACCGAAGCATACGCATTGTTTACGCAGGCGGTGAAGGATCACATGGGCTGGAAGCGTGCCAAGCTCGATGAGCGGGCGCTGAACGCAACCAAGGCCGCGCTCGACTGGATGCAGAAGCACAACGTCCGGTGGAGATTCACCGAGCGAAAGATTTACAGTCGCAAGCACAAGTATGCCGGTACACTGGACGGTTTGTGTGAAGTGGACTCGTGCGACAACCCGCGATGCTGCCCCCATCCGTTCAAGGACCGGCTGACGGTAGCGGACTGGAAGACATCGAACTACCTGTACTTGGAGTACTTGCTACAGACAGCGGCTTATGAGGCGGCCTATGAAGAAGAGACCGGCGAGGTGGTTGAGGATCGATGGATCATCCGACTGGGTAAAGACGACGGCGAATTTGAAACATGGCACCTTGAATCGCATAACTTCGTGGATGACTTTGGTGGATTTATTGATGCTCTTGACCTTGTTCGTCGAGTCCGCAAGATCGAGTCCCGCATCCAAGAACGAAAACAGTCTTTGAGGGACGCCATCAAAGCGGAGAAGCAAGCCGCTAAGAAGGCCAAGGACGAATCGGAGGCACTGGCGAAGGCCGAGGCCAAGGCAAAGAAGAAGCAAGAGCAGGAAGAGGCCCTACAGCTCGAATGCAAGGCATTCAAGAACTACAAGGGCAGCCGCAAACCGACCTGCAACGATGGGAAGGGATGCAAAGCCTGTAATGATCTGTTCGCGTCCAAGCATCCGATAGACCTGAGCTACAAAGCTCTGGGGTACAAGCGCGACGTAGATGGCGAACTTATCGAACCTAAGAACGTGGCCAGCCTGATGGACGTGCTGGGCCGGAAGTTCAGAGACGAGGAACCATGCAAGGACAAACCAGCCTCAACGAATGGGGCGACGACGAGTGGTATAGGCACTGGCAAGAAGCTGACCTCGTGTGTAGCTTCGGACCCGTGGACACCAATGGTGACCTGCGACGGGAACCACGGAGCGCCGAGGTGCTACAGTCCGACGTGTTGGCAACTGGATGTGTACCCGTGGCACCACCTGACGAAGGGAGCCGATAGTGAGTGAGATTCGATACCCTGTAGTCCCGCCTTACGAACCAGAGCAGGGCGAAGTGCTGATGGAGCGACCGGGCCAGTCATGGCACCCAACGCTTTTCACATGGGTTCCGTTAGGCGACCCTCGTCTACCGTTCCGGTTCCCCGGCACGCCTGCACAAGTCTACCGACAAGCTATGGATCAGATCGTGTCTGAGTCGGTCATGAAGGCCACCATTGGTCAGTGGGCCGACTACCTCTGGGAGTCAGACTTCGGAGACCCGCCTGAGGGCTGGGTAGAGGTTCGGTCTGGGATGCCGGGAGTGACCCGGCGCTTTATCCCTCCAGTGAGCGTAGAGCATCATGAATAGACGTGGCTTTCTAAAAGGCATTGCAGCATGGGCGGCGGCCCCGGTAATCATGCCGGTGCTTCCTAGCATATTCGTTGCTAACCCTGTGGTCAAAGCGGTCACAGGAGGTTATTCTCCTGCCAGCAACTTGAGCAACCCACAGGCGCTCACGGCAATCTACTACAACAAGAAGTTCATTGCCAACCTGAAGGCGCAGACACCCTTCATGAGAGTATCAGAGTTGCGCGACCTACCACCGGTCGATGAGTCTAAAAAGGTTCAGTTCTTCATGTATCAACCGTTGCACGCGGATTTGACAAACGTATAGATACGTGTTACATTAGTAAGTGAAGTGAGGGAGCACAGAACACCGTAGGGCTTCCAAGAAGTAGGCACCAAGGATTCATTTGAGCAACGAGTTAGCGATTGTAGGGCAGGAGTCTGCGGCCCTTAGCGTACCCACCGGGGCGCAGTTCTTCGGGAAGAGCAAGCTGTTTGACCTCAAGCCCGCAACCCTTAGCATAGTGCAGCCGTCTAGTCAAGGCGATGGGAAGAAGGGCAACCTTATCATCCCAGAGACCGGTGACGAGTTCGAGACGATGCGCGTAACCCTCCTCGCAGAGCCGCAGGAACGACGTTCTTACTACGTCGGCAATGTCGGTGAGCTGAACCGTATACCCGAGAACCTGCATTGCTTCTCGCTCGACATGATTGAGCCAGACAAGCGTGCGAAGTACCCTCAGGCGATGACCTGTAAGACTTGTCCCAAGCAGGACTGGTCGGCCTTCCGTGCGAAGAAAGACAAGAACATTCCCACGACCAAGGACGACATCCCTCCTTGTGATGCGTTCTACTACGCCACACTGATCGACACTGTGTACCAGATGCCTCTGCAACTGTACATTCGTTCGAAGAGCAAGCAGCCGTTTGAGAAGGGTATGAAGAACCTTGCGCGTAAGCTGGCGATGATCGCGGCAGCCAAGAAGATCAACCCCAACATCTACGACGTGAACTTCCGTATCAGTACGAAGAAGGTGCAGGACGGAAAGTACGCTTACTACATTCTGGAGTTCGATGACTTTCAGGCGAGTACCGCTGATGAGCAGGCGGCCTTCGGTGTAGTGTTTGAAAAGTTCCAAGAGCAGCAGACTGCGCGTGCGTTACAGTTCGAGCAGCAGGCTCTTGAAGGTGAGACGAAGCAGGCTGTGGCCTCCACCCAGACTGACATCGACTCCGCTGTAACCGCGACCACCTCTACCATCCTCGATGCAGAGTATGTCGAGGAAGCAAACGGCGACATCACCTTCTAATCTACTGGGGACGTGTAATCGAGTGGTTGAAGATACCGGCCTGTAAAGCCGGTACCCAAGTGGTAAACATCGGTGGTTCGAATCCATCCGGCCCCACCAGAGGAACTAATGGCGAAGAAAAAGAAGATCGTCGTGAAGCACATTGACGCAGCCAAGAACACGCAGGTCATCAAGACTGCGTTTCTTGAAGCTGTGCCAGATATGATCGAGATCGGTGCAGTAGGCGGTATGTGGTCACCCATCCGTGGGGATCAGGCGTGCTTCTACGTGGAAGACAAGGGTAAGGTAGTTGGAATCCTCCAGTACTTCTTCGATGAGGATGACGATTCAGGCTGGGTTCAACTCGGCTGGGTCAACAAGGCGTATCGCGGGCGTGGTATCTACAAGGCCATGTGGAAGAAGTTTGAGAAAGCGACTTTGAAGCACGGCGGCAAGAAGGTCTGTGGTCTAGTCGTTCACGGTAACGAGCCGATGGAGAAGGCCGCTGCTGCAATGGGGCGCAAGATAACCAGTAGTGTGTGGACCAAGGAGCTGAAGTAATGTTGCTAAAAGACTACCTCGACGTAGACAAGCTTGAGCAGTATATCGCGGAGGGTCTAGTTACCCGTCGCGCTCACCCTGAGCTTCCGTTGTCGATCCTCTGCTATAGCAAGCAGGCGACCTTTGATAACGTCTGGGACGACATCACCATCAAGTGCCGTGGTCTCATCGTGGACGACAAGGGTGTCATCATCTCTCGTCCGTTCGAGAAGTTCTTCAACATCGACACGCTGGACCGGCCTGAGACTCTGTTCACCAATCTGCCGGACCAACACCCTGCTGTCTTCGAGAAGCTGGATGGGTCACTCGGTATCTTCTACGAGTACAAGGTAGGGAACGATACGTTCTTCGGTGTCGCGTCCAAAGGATCATTCACGTCTGACCACTCCAAGTGGGCGACGTACTGGTTCAGTAAGCACTGCAAGAACCACCAGTGGCCTGCGGGCTACACACCAGTCTTTGAGATGATCGCGCAGGCAGTTCAACGCCACGTGGTTCATTACGAGATCGAAGATCAACTAGTCTTACTGGCGCTCATCAACAACGAGACCGGCGAAGAGATTAGCTACAACGAGCTGTACCACTACGCATTCCTGAACGGACTAAAGACCGTCGAGATTTTTGCTAAGACGGTGAGCACGGTTCTAGTAGAGGATCGACCGAACACGGAGGGCTACGTGCTGTCGTACTGGCGGCCCAACCTTCCGCCTTTGAAGATCAAGGTGAAGCATGAGACCTTCCTGAAGCTCCAGAAGATTGTTCACGCGGCGACCCCGAAGAACATCCTTGAGGCGCTGACGAACGGGGACTACGATATCATCGAGACATGGACGAAGGATGCTGGCCGACCGGAGCTTGTGAGCTTCGTTGAGGAGTGGCAGAAGACCTTCACCACTGCGTACGCTGGCATCATGCTTCAGACCAAGAAGATCGTAGACAATGCGCTTATCCGCAACTACGAGAGTCGCAAGTCTGTTGCTGAGTTCTTCCTAACCGAGAAGGACGGCAAGTACTCTGGCCTCTGCTTCATGGCCTACGATGGCAAAGACCCGTCGCAGGCTGCGTGGAAGATGGTGCGCGACGAGTACCGTGAAGAGTTGAACCGGCCCGTTATGGGTGACCCAGATGATGACGACAACAACGGCGTCAAGCTGGTGATGGAAGAGGAGAGTTATGCCTAACAAAGCACCGAAGCGTATCGCCGTTGACTTCGACGGTACATTGTGTGACCATGCGTACCCCGAGATTGGCGCAGTAAAACCGGGTGCGAAGGCCGCGTTGGATATTTTCAAAGCCTTGGGCTACGAGATCATCATCTGGTCTTGCCGTAGCTGCCACTGGGACTACGACATCTATGGCGGAGACCCGGCGCAGCCAGTGCTTGAGCGTAAGCAAGTGAAGGCGATGGTTGACTTCCTGAAGGCCAACGACATCCCGTTCGATCACATCGACGATGGGTCCAAAGGCAAGCCGAGCGCGGACTTCTACATCGACGACAAGGCCATCCCGTATCAGAACAATTGGGATCAGATTGCATTCCTCATTCACCGCAAGGAGACTGAGGATAAGATCAGAGCGTTCGAGGCGATGAGAGCTGCGCAGGAACAGGCGGCGACGGCGCAACCTCAGGGTTCTGTTTCTGGTGCTGCTACCCCCCAGTCCCGCCAACTCAAACCAGTGGTGCTTCCAGTAAAGGGATAACTATGGCGACTCGTACTCGCAAACTAGTAGCAGCTTCATCCACGTACCTTGATCCGTTGCACTGTGACTCTACGATCAACTACAAGGTCATAGAAGGCTCTCGTGATCCTTACGGCATGATGCAACTGGCTGACTGCGAGGACAAGATCACATGGTACTTCTACAAGAAGTCCGGGCTGGCAAAGATCAAACGCGCAATAGCTGCGCTGCAAGACTTGGAAGCAACGTTAGAACTGACGTTCGCTAAGCCGAAGCCGGTACGCAAGAAGGTAACGAAGAAGGTCAAATGAGCAAGCCTTTGGCTCCTACAGTAATCGTCGGGGCGGTAGTGGCAGGAGAGGCGGCTGCAACACGGGCCGCCTTAGAGAAGGTCATCAATAGCGTCAACACAAGCAACTTCGACATTGCTGAGCTTTGTGCCAAGATCGAGTCGAAGGGCTTCTACGCACCGTTCAACACGTTTCAGGAGTTCACTAAGACTCTGAAGATCAAGCCTCGCAAGGTCCAGTACCTAACGCGCATGGCGAAGATCATGAACGTGATGGGCATACCGCGTATCGAGTACGAGCCACTGGGCATCGCACGGCTGCGAGAGATCACATCTCTCGACCCGGCTGTCGATTACGTGAACCCGGTGACCAACGCTCACACCCCTATGACGGAGTTCATCAAAGCTTTTATGGTGAAGGATGAAGCCACAGGGGACTACATCGATCTTGAAGACCTGAAGCGACACGTGCGAACTCTCAAAGGGTTCGTCGGTGCCAACGACCTGACGTGGGTCAATCTTCAGATGACGCGCAGTGCTTTCGACAACACATGGAAGCCCGCGTTGGATTTAGTGAAGGCAAATGCCGGGTCCGCTGGTAAGGACGACGAGGGCATGAGTTACGACATCTCAGATGGGTCTGCTGCGGAGAAGATGGCCGCCGACTACCTGAATGACCCCGCCAACCAACATGCGTTGCTGCTGGGCGTAGCAGATGAGGAAGAACAAAATGAAGTTGATTCAGGAATTGAAGACACGTTTGATAAGGCTCCATCCTTCGGATGAGCTTAGGGATCAGATCACACACACATTGTTGGGCCTAGTAGGACTCGGCGTGCCTATGGTGCTCCTGACTAATTACACGGGCAGTCACCCTATCACAATCGCGGCGATAGCGGTTGCGCTGGCCTCCTTCGGTGGAGTGTACGAAGGCTACCTCGTACGGCAGGATGCCTATGAGCGCAAGGTAGAGAACGTCTACGATATGTGGGACTCGGATTCAGGCCGCCTGCGGCAAGAGCTGAGAGACTGGAAGCTCCAGAACGTAATCGATACGGCCCGGTTGTGCGAACTACGCACTGAGCTGGAAGACGCACGCAGCAAGGTCATCCCCGGCAATGAGTTCGTACAGAAGCTAGATCGCAAGATTGTGCAAAATCTTTCGAGTGACATCTACAAATACCATCTCCTTCACACCGCTGGGTTCAAGCAGAGGGTCGATGAGCTGTTCCCTAACGAGGAGTACGTTCATCCTTTCGAACCGACTCACCCGGATGTACAAGTGGCCACGTTACTCTTCACAGGACCGGAGAAAGTCGAGTTGGCGATTCAACAGGTACCGGAAGGTATCTTGGAGGCAAAACTGTAATGAGACCTTGGATTGGGGTAGACTTGGACGGCACCTTGGCACGCTATGAGACGTTTGTTAGTCCTACACACATCGGTGAACCTATACCACTGATGGTTGAGCGTGTCAAGTCATGGTTGAGGTTCGGGTTTCAGGTAAAGATCATGACGGCCCGCGTGTACGCTCCCTCTCTCACCGACAACGTGAGCGAGAAAGAGTTCCACAAGCGCAACCTAGACGCCCGCCGCGCACGCAAGGCTATCGAGGAGTGGTGTGCCCTACACATCGGGTACACGCTCGAAGTCACTTGCACGAAAGACTATGGGATGCTTGAGCTGTACGATGACCGTGCTGTGCAGGTCGAGAAGAACACTGGCCGGTTGGTAGGATACACTACACGTGCCACTACCTAGACGCATATCAATAGCTTGCTTTCAAAGAGACGGGTGGAAGTGTCGTCACTGCAATAGCAGAAACGGCCTCCACCCGCATCATTTGATCTACCAGTCCCACGGCGGCCCGGACGATCTATGGAACCTGCTGACGCTCTGTGCGGGCTGCCACCGCGCTCACCATGACGGCTTCCTCGACATCGAGTGGACGATACTTGACGCAGGCCCGAGGCCCGAGGTACAATTCATCAGGCGTAAAGGATGGAAACCAACATGGTAGGTAATGACTAATGAATCGACAGTACTGGGATACAACTCTCCCCGTGGACCGAAGGACAACCGTTCTACTAACCAAGGGAGCAGTCCCAACTCTGACGCGAGAGAATAACCCGCGCTCCGTGCTCCTGCACACTCTCCTCGACATGGAGAAGCAGAAGGACCGGATAGACCTTGAAGAGAGACACTTCATGGTCGTCGCAGCCGGTGCGAAGGAACCCCAAGGCTACACGTACGTGGGTACCGCAGTTCCGAAGAACAGGAACAGCACTGTCTGGCTCGTCTTTGAGGACGCGAAGAACACCGGAGTAAATGCCGTACCGACCATACCAATCTGAGATGCACGAGGCCAGCATCAAGGCTTACGATGCTGGGATTCACTTACAACTCATCAGTGCGGCGACCGGGACTGGTAAGACGCAGACCTTCGCTGGCATCCCTGACGTATTTCGTTCGCGTCTCCCCGGCCAGATGCTTGTGCTGGCGCACCGCGAAGAGCTGATCGATCAGGGCATCAAGAAGATCAAAGAGGTGAACCCACACCTTACCGTTACGAAAGAGATGGCGGGCGACATAGGCGACGTGAATGCTGACGTGATCGTCGGATCGGTCGCTACACTGGGCAACAAGAACTCTGTCCGAGGGGAACGGTTCCCTTGGCACAACATCGACAAGATCATCACGGACGAGGCACACCATGCAACATCTGACACTTATCGGACAGTTTATTCTCTTGCTGATGTTCTTCGTCCTGATACACATAAACTCCATCTTGGAGTTACCGCGACTCCTCAGAGGGCTGACGGCAAAGCTCTCGCAGAGATTTTCAAGCGAATTATTTACGAGTATTCCCTACGCAGGGCGGTTGAAGAGGGCTATCTCGTCGAGCCTCATGGCATCCGAATCAAGACGAACACAAGCCTCTCAGAAGCCAAGTCTTCCAATGGCGATTACTCTGCCAGCTCTCTCGCAGCCATCATCAACAACCCCGAGCGAAATCAACTCGTCGTCAAGGCATGGCTCGACCACGGTCAAAACCGTAGGACAATTGGTTTCACTGCTGACATCCAGCACGCCTTGGATTTGGTGGCGATGTTCAAATACTATGGAGTCAAGGCTGAAGCTATCTGGGGGGATGACCCGGAGAGAAAGGCTAAGATCGCTAGGCACCAGAGTGGCGAGACCACAATCCTTCTCAACTGTGGCGTGCTCACGGAGGGGTACGACGACCCGGCGATTGGCTGCATTCTACTCGCTCGACCCACAAAATCGGGAGTACTCTACTGTCAAATGGTCGGTCGAGGGACGAGACTATTTATCGGGAAGACCGATTGCATCGTCATTGACGTGGTTGACTCGACGGCGAAGAACTCGCTTCTCACCCTACCGACACTTCTCGGTCTCTCCACCACACTTGACCTAAAGGGCAGAGGTGTGCTATGGGCCGCACGGCAATTGGAAGAGGCGGCGAAGGACTATCCACAGATCGACTTCTCGAAGCTCGTAGACATCGACTCCATAACATCTCATATCGAGTCTGTCAACCTGTTTGAAGTGAAGTTCCCTGAGGAGGTGCAGACCAACTCAGAGCTTACGTGGTACACGTCACCCACAGGTGGGTACATCCTGAAGCTGCCGGGTGAGTACTGGCAGAAAGATAAAGTCACCATCGATCAGAATCTACTTGACAAGTGGGAGGTCATCGGTGATATAAAGGGATTGCGTTACCGTGGTGAGCGCGACACAATGGAGGAAGCCTTCCGTGCCGCAGACAAGCTCATTGACGATAAGATACCTGAAGCGTTGAATCTCCTGAAGCAAAAGGCCGGGTGGCACGACAGGCCCGCGACCGAGCCTCAGAAGAAAGCCATCAAGCGGTACTACCCCGGAAGGGCTATACCGCACGACCTAACTAACGGCGCGGCCTCCCGCCTGATTGGACTGGCCAAAGCGAGAAAGTAGTGTCAAAGCCCAAGATTTACGAACTCTCGAAAGAACAGAACGACGCGATGGGCAGTCTTGCTAACGGGAAGAGTCCGATCAAGATTGCCGTCGAGCCTAACCCTGAGGATGACCAAGAGACAAAAGATCGCTTGACAAAAGTACTCGGACAGTGCGACGATCTAGTCAAGCTTGGATTCATCAAAGACATCACGAACAAGTACGCAGAGGACGTAGCGATATCGAAGCTCAAGACTGGGCGCGGCATCAAGATGTTCCTCATCACCGATGTGGGCTACGATATGTTTCACGGCCCTAAGAACCCCACGATCCACTAACCTGCAAAGGACGCCCATGATTACGAACCAGTCTGACCTCGACGCCGTACTTGGAGAAGGTGCATCCAATACCATTCTCGGGTACAACACTATCCTTGACCGCCGCGACATCCCCGAGCCGAAGAAGGCCAACCATCAGGCCAAGATCGTGAAGATCGAAGCCCTCCTGCCCCACACCAATGCCGACTCCCTCTCCCTCGTTCAGATCGATGGCTTCCAAGTCGTCGTGCGTAAGGGTCAGTTCCATCCGGGTGATCTGGGCGTCTACATCCAGCCAGACTCCATCGTGCCCCAAACCGAGGCGTTCAAGTTCATCTGGGAAGCGTACGTCGGCCTCGACGGTACGGTGCCTGAGAACAGACGGCGTATCACGGTACGCAAGTTCCGCAAGGAGTGGAGCGAAGGTCTCTTGCTTCCTCTCACTGACTTCACTGAGCTGACGGACGGCGCGACCGGCGCGGTCGATCCTTTCTGGAACGCACCGGGTCTGGACATCTCCGACATCATCGGTGTGACACACTACGATCCCGATGTCGTCGAGAACACACAGGGAGCCAAGGCGTCGAGTGCCAACTCACCGCGCCGAAAGTTCCGGTACCCACGTACTCTCCGTGGCTGGTTCCATCTCATCAAGCGTATCATCGCTGGGCGCTCGTTGCGTGAGACGACCAAAGACGTGTCGTTCAGCATCCCCGTCTTCGACGTGGAGGGCTTCAAGAACTACCCGAACACGTTCGAGGAGAACGAGCAGGTAGTTGTTACTGAGAAGGTCCACGGATCGAATGCGCGGTTCATCGCCATCGATGGTGAAATCTTCGTGGGTTCCCGTAACCAGTGGAAGGCCGACAACGGTTCGACCGTCTGGCACAAGGTTCTCAAACAGAACGAAGACCTGACGCGCTGGCTGCTTGAGCACCCCGGCCATGCAATCTACGGAGAGGTGACACCTACCCAGAAGAACTTCCCGTACGGGCCGAAGGACGATGCTGTGGAGGGTGAGGTTCGGTTCTTTGCCTTCGACATCCTGACCCCGCAACGCGAGTGGATGGACTACGGTTCCTTTAGCTTCTCTCTGCTGTCGTACCCCGGCATCGAGATGGCACCCCTCCTGTACCTTGGGCCGTACAACAAAGACAAGATCATGACGCTGGTGGATGGACCTTCATGGGTCTACCGTGCTAACCACATCCGCGAGGGTGTCGTCATCAAGGCCACCAAGGAGCGCACGGTTCGAGGACTGGGCCGAGCGATGCTAAAAATCGTGTCGAACACTTTCTTAGAGGGTGACTCTAAGTAACGAGATCGTCCTCGGGGTAGCAGTCAATAAGCCTTATACAGAATGGATGAAGACTGCACCCCGCAGGCTCGATGGGCTGATAAGCTAATTGGTAAACTGTCTGCCTCCAAAGCAGAACTTCTTCGTTCGAGTCGAAGTCGGCCCGCCATTAGAAAGGTTCCTATGAGTAAAGCTGAGAGCATCGCCAATTTCGCGGTAGACACCGATGGCAAAGAAGTCCCCATCAGGTACAAGGCCGCCGAGCTTGTCAACCATCCTGCACCTACGGGTTACATCTGGCAGCGTCGAAACACTTACGATGAAGGCGCTCAGGAGTACATCAACAAGATCGAGAATGAGAAGGACTTTGGAGAAGGCTTCAACCCTGAGTCCATCCGCAAGTGGAAGGATCGCATCATTGCCAAACAGAGTAAGTCCTTAGAGGGTTTGAAGAGAGACGACCCGAACAAATACCACGCCAGTGATTACTACATCGCGGTGACTCACTAACAACTGTGATACACTAACCTGCAAAGGAGTCACATGAACAACGTATCGTGTACGACCGCCCCCGCCGACCGTCAGGCCGGTAGCACCGACTGCCAATACATCGAAGAACTCAAAGAGCTGCTGGTCGAGCGTGGTAACTGGATTGCCCGCGCCAAGACGATCTTGCAGGCTGCCCGAGACAGCGATCTTGTCTGCGTTCCTCAGGGGTTTATCAATGAGTGTCAGTAACCCGGCTACGAGCCTCTACGACCTTTGTGAGCACTGCGGGCACCTGTATAAGGTCCACTTCGACTCCAAGTGCGGACACCTTCACCATGACGCCGATGAAAACCTGCCCCTCGGCCAGTGTTCTTGCCCCGGCTTCTCCAAGAAGCAGGAGCTAATGCTGAACCCCTGCGCCGAGATTGACTTGGGTACTGGCTTACCGGTTGAGATAGATGTACCTGAGATGCCGTTTCCTGAGGCTCCAGAGGGGGTACAAGGCGTCGTTGACCCTGAGACGGGGGTTACCACTATCCCTTTCCCCACAGACGCTTCTATGACCTTTGAGCCTAAGGCCCTGTCTTGGGAGCAAGACCTTGCCCGGATGTGTATCTGCGGCCACACTAAGGGCAGGCACACTCAGATTTTGACCCACGAAGATGGAAAGGTGACCGGGGGCATCTGTTGTGCCACAGCGTCCACTAAGGATTATTCTTACTGCCCGTCCAAGTGCCAGAAATTCACCGAAGTGGTCACGCTGGTTATCGAGACGGACCCTAATGGGGCTGCGAAGATGGCGGCACTGAAAGACAACGCTCCCATCGTGCTGATGAATCAAGGACCGAATGCAGGCAAGTACAAGCATCTCATCATGGACGACGTGGTGGGGTTCGGGAAGACGACCTCAGGGAAGCCACCGCTGACAAAGGACATACACAAGTCCGTGATGTTCGGTCTGGGCTATGGTAAGTCCTTGACAATGAGCGACCTAGATTACGGTATGTTTCACGACGAGATGTACCTCTACAACAAGAAGCCGAAGATATTAGAGCACTCCGAAGGACAGTTGGAGGGCGTGGCCAACTGGCTCTGGAAGGCCGGGGGTATCAAGAAGACTTTTATCCAAGGTCACGACCTACGGGATATATGTATCGCGTACGCTGCTGAGGCGATGCGGGAGATGACCGAGAACTTCGACTCCAACGTGGAGAAGGCCGTGCAGAAGCGGATGGCCTTCGAGAAGAAACAACACAAAGACAAGTGCATCCCGTCGTACAAGAAGAATGGCCGTAAGTTCCGCGATGACAACGGTTGACAACCTAAAGCTTTAGTGTTACACTAGGTTCATAAGTCATTGGAAGTAAACACCCGTAAGGCGTGGGTGAATATATACAGGAGTTGAGTGAAGATACCGGAAGCGTTCACTGGCTCACAGGCGATGCAGCTTGTGGTCAGTCAGGGTTGGAAGTACAGAGAAGTATCTAGTCCCAAGATCGAAATCGAGAGATGCCCGTATTGCAAGAAGGACGGGTTCCATTTAGGCATGGAGATTCATGGGGCCGGGAGTGGGCAGACAAACAGGGACGGTCTGCATGGGTGCGTACACTGTGGCAAGGGTGGTAACCTTTACACACTGAAGCAGCATTTAGGAATCGTACAGGCGAACATCGAGAGCCGCAGGGACTCGGGTAGTTCTGGGGAGAATAAGAAGCAAGAGGAGCTGCCGGATACGGAAGCGTGCCACGAAGCACTGCTGGCCGACGAAGCTGCTCTGGACTATCTGGTCAACGGTCGTGGCTTCTCGATGGACGTTATCGGGAAGATGAAGCTGGGCCTTGTGGAGAAGAGGTTCTTCCGAGGTGTAGGTGAAGTGCGGGCGCTCGTGTACCCGTACATGGTCAACGGCAACACAGTGTTCTGCCACTATCGAACGCTGCCGACGATGCCACTGTCTGAGAACTTGGTACCCAAGGCGTTCAGTTCGCCAACAGGATGGCCGGTTCCGTTGTACAATGGTGAAATCCTCAACGATCAGAATCTCACTGAGGCGACGTTCGTAGAGGGTGAGCCGGACGTAATCTGCGCGATTGACCACGGCGTAAAGAACATCTGCGGCGTGCCGGGTGCAAACTTCAAGAAGGCCGAGTGGATCGATTCCCTCGACAGACTGGACAAGGTTTATGTCTGCTACGACAAAGATGCGGTGGGCCAGAAGGCTGCGCAGGAACTCGCTAATCGCATTGGAATCGAGAAGTGCTGGAAGATTATTCTGCCGGACTTTCAGGTTACGACCGAAAAGGGTGAGCAGCGAAATGGCAAAGACCTGAACGAGTGGTTCACACAAGGCGGAGGAACGCCTGAGGCATTCGAGAAGCTGAAGGAAGAAGCTCAGCTCTTCGACGTGGCCGGTGTAGCGTCCTCTAAAGACTCCATGCAGGAGTTCTACGACGAACTTGAGGGGAAGACAACATTAGAGCCAAAGTACAAGACGCAATGGCCATCGCTGAACAAGCTGGTAGGGTTCGAAGATGGGGACGTGATCGATATCCTAGCACCGGAGAAGATCGGAAAGACTACGTTCGCCTTGAATCTGATGGACCACATGGTTTCAGCATACGGCGAGGACGGGGTTTTTATCTGCTTGGAGATGACTCGCGCTCGTATGGCACGCAAGTGGGTCTCTTATCTTGGGCAGGTAGCTGACAACATTCCGAAGTCGGTGGAAGAGGGTGAAGCTCTCAAGGCCGCCTTCATGGAAGCGAGGTCAACTGTACAGGCTATCACAGCAGCACGTGAGGGTGATCTGTACTTCTGCTATCCCAAGTACAAGTCGGTCGAGGACATCTATGGTCTGATCCGTGACGTGATCCGCCGCTATGGTGCGAAGTGGATTTGTATCGACAACATTCATCGTCTGGCAGACTCAACACCCTACGACAACAGAACGCAGCACCTCTCACAGATATCGAAGATCACGAGTCAGATCGCCAAGGACTACGGTGTGAAGCTGGTACGCATTCTCCAGCCGAACCGTATCAAGGCCGGGGCAATCGTCTCATCGGATAACACGGATGGTTCGTCTCAGATCGCAAAGGACTGCGACTGCACGATCACCCTTCACCGTACGAAGCTGGGAGAGCTTAGTGCAGACGACTTCGAGAAGATCGGATATGTGGAACAGGAAGCTGCCTTCGGTGAGGATGTTCTTACTGGCGTGCCTCTATCACGCTATTCGAGTGGCGGCTACTGTACGCTTCACGTCAACGGGGAGACCAGTACGTTCATGGAGAAGAACGAAGGCCAGATCGCAAAGATGAAGGCTGACTCCAACAAGAACGTGGGTCACGAAAACCAGTTGGCTAATCTGGGCGTCGTCCTCAAGAAGGACTACACTGGCGAAGTTCCGATGGGAGATGTGGTCTTCTAATGAAAGCGTACACTGCCCGAGAGAGGGCGAAGGATACCTACCTCCAGAAGCACTACTGCATCACTCTGGCAGAGTACAAACGAATCTGGAATCATCAGGGCGGGAAGTGTGCCATGTGCCGCCGCCCTGAATCAGACTTCAGCAAGGGCTTCGCGGTCGATCACGATCACAAGACCGGGTTGATCCGAGGACTCCTATGCTGGTTGTGCAACAAGAAGCTGGGCAAGTTCCAAGACGATGATGTGTTGGTTCGCTCCGCTGCTGAGTATGTGACATCGCCACCGGCCACCGCCGTACTGGGTACGCCAAGGCATAGTCATCCGGGCCGAGTAGGATCGGATAAACGAAACAAGCTGTGTGGGATTACACCCCGCAAAAAGAAGACGAAAGGACGTAGTGGCAGCAAGGGACGAGCGACCAAAGCAGTCAGGAATTGAGAAGTACAACGAGGAGTTTCGGTTCAACAAGAACGCATTTGATGATGTCATGGGTGATCCCTATGCGCTTGAGCCGTCACTAGGCAACTACCAGAAGCTTCAACGGCGCAGCTCGATCCGAGTAGCCAACAACGAGTTCGACATGGGCAAGGCCACAAAGACACCGGGCCAGCCTAATGTTCAGGACTTCTACTGCGACGTTGACAGATGCATCACGGATGTGCTTACGAAGGACGAACAGGTTAGGTTCACTGATACCTACATCTCCGAGTACGGCAACGTCTTCACCCCGAAGGAGCGCATGAGAATTGAGCAGAAGGTCGGAAAGCTTTTCCGTCTCCGCAAAATCTCACCCGTCTCAAAGTACTTCAACGGCGTCCGACGAGAGTCGGTTCGCGCACAAGAGAGGATGAAACGCAATGGCAGCAGCAACACTAGTCGAGCAGGACAACCAGCCCTTAGTCTCTGAGCTTCGCAGGCAGCTCCGGTACGAGATCAACGGTGAAGACATCACCAACCCAGAGAAGTTTGCTCTGGAGCAGAAGTTCGGGCTTACTGACCCTGTGTTACTCCAGCGGGAGCGTAACGCTATCTTCGCGGAGGAGGCTCTGGGCAATGACTGAAGCTCCTGAGGAGGTACGGTTCATCCCCACGCCGAAGCAGTACACGCGGGCCGAGGCCGGGAAGCTCAACCTGAAGAACTTCACCCACAAGCATCAGACTGTTCCGATGTGTGGGCACAAGTTCATCGCTCAGCGAGAGCCGCGTCACTCGAACTGCGAGGCTTGCTGGTTCGCGTTCTTCAACGTGCATGGTGAGTTTACCCAAGCCGTCGAGGATGCACACGCCAAGGGCGGCGACGATATGATTATCGCGCTCAAGGGCAGGAAGTTTCTCCAGAGGTTCCTTCGGTTCATGGGCAGTGTGGCCAAGCTGAAGATGGCACTGGAGGCAAAGGAAAAGAACAATGGGAGCACTCAACCAACTGAAGGGAGTATTAGGCACGGCGAAACCGTCACCCAAGGCGACCTCTTCGGTACCACCGCCAGCGGCAGCTAAGGGACTAAGCAAGAAGGAACGCTTCGCCATGCTGGACGCAGTAGCGGTAACACTCAACAAGCAGTTCAGCACGGATGAGAACAAGGTCACCACGTCTCTCGTGCGCCTAGACAAAAAGCTGGGTGTACCAATGCCCAGCTTCTCTACCGGCATGATGTCGGTGGACTACGGAGTCATCGGGTGCGGCGGCGTACCTAAGGGCCGCATCATCGAAATCTTCGGGCCTCCGTCAGCCGGTAAGACTACCATCACTCTGGAGATCATTGCCGATGTACAAGCACAGGGGGGAATTGCAGCGTTCGTGGATGCGGAGCACGCGCTCGATCCGAACTACGCTCAGGCGTTGGGAGTCAACGTCAAAGAACTCATGGTCTCTCAGCCCGACTCAGGGGAACAGGCTCTCGAAACTGCGGAAGCACTTGCGCTATCTGGAGCGGTTGATATCGTCGTGGTAGACTCAGTGGCCGCGCTCACACCTCAGGCTGAGCTTGATGGTGAGATGGGCGACAGTCACATGGGCCTACAGGCCCGACTGATGTCACAGGCTATGCGTAAGCTGCGGGGCGCGTGCGCTCGTAACAACGTGACCATCATCTTCATCAACCAGATTCGTGAGAAGATCGGTGTGATGTTCGGCAGTCCTGAGACCACTACAGGAGGCAAGGCGTTGCCCTTCTACGCCTCTGTACGCCTCGACGTTCGTCGTCTGGGTGGGGATGGGTCAAAGATCACGAGCGGCGGCGTGGAGATCGGTGTAAAGACCAAGATCAAAGCCGTGAAGAATAAAGCCGGTGCGCCGTTCCGCCAGACTGAAGTGAACCTCATCTACGGTAAGGGTATCGACAAGTTCGCAGACATGGTAAAATTTGCCAAGGACTGCGGCGTCATCACTGGTACGAGCTGGCTGAGCTTCAACGGAGAGCAGCTAGGTCAGGGTCTCGACAAAACGGTGTTGACACTTCGGGACAATCCTGATACAGTGGAGAAGATCAAGAAGGAAATTGCTAAGGCTATACAGGCCCAGCAGGAAGCAGACGCGCAATGAGTGAACCGGTAACCATCAAATGCGGTGAGGTATTCTGCGAACTATGTGGAGACTGCATCGCGTGCTACAGTGAAGACCCCTGCTATGGGGACATGGACGCTAATGGGAATCCGGGCACTCACTACTATTCTGACCCGGAGGCGGTATGAGTTATGCAGCACAGAAGTTTCTAGTGGTCTTTGGGTCCATCGCAATCTTGGCATTTGCTCTGTTCGCGGTGGTCTATGAGAACCAGCAGTGGCAGAAGTACGCCACCGATCACCACTGCGTATCGGTCGGCACCAAGGCTGGTCAGTACGTCTACACCGCCAAGGGCGGAGGGTGGACTGCGGATCAAACGATCTATCACTGTGACAACGGTGAGGAACAGATTAGGTAACACGGAGGCGTAATGGTCGAAGTAGCCATCAACATGATCCCCGGTAACGGAGCACAGCCGTACAAGCTGGGACTGATCCACATCGCCAATGACACAACCGGCGACATGGTAAACGACAACTACGACGTAGCTCTGCTCGAAGCCCACAAGGGCAAGACTTACGGGAGCGTCATCAACGGTCGCGTGGAGAACTTCTGCCGCCGCGATAAAGGCGTGATGGAGTTGCTGGCTGAAGCATTGAAGGCGACACTCGGAAGAGTGGAAGCTTGCCTTGCTGAGCAGAGCATCCATAGCACGGATGGTTACCCTCGATGCTAGTCTTCATCTGGACGGCGCTCGTTTACTTGGCGTTCTCTTTCGTGGCGGCGTATTCGATACTGACCGTCCGAGACTTCTTTCGGCGCTGGTACCAAGAAGGCCCGGAGTTCTTCCTCGTGAAGATGTTCAAGTACGTTGACATCTTCCGCGATGGCACGACCGACATCTACCTGAGACGGTTCTATATCTACCCGCGCACCGGTCCCACCGAGGACAACAAACTGGTACCGCGCCTCTACCTGCACAAGTTCTATCGCGGGGACGAAGACCCACACATGCACGACCATCCGTGGCCGTTCACCAGTCTCATCCTGACCAAAGGGTACTGGGAGGAGACACCGTGGGACGCGAAGGACGACAAGGACTGGGAGATCGGTGAGACCCGTTACCCATCGTGGGGGCCTGATGAAGGCGACTGGCGAGAGCGCAAGTTCTACCCTGCCTTGAGCATCCTCCGCCGACCGGCAACGTGGAAGCACCGTGTCATCCTTGAAAAGGGTGGGCAGGCGTGGACGCTTGTCAAGACTGGTGTGAAGGAACGGAGCTGGGGCTTCTGGGTCAAGGACACTCTCTGCCCGTGGCGTCAGTACAACGACGGCGTTTGCTACTGCACCCCTGAAGAGAAGGTTGCGGCGACGAACGATCCCAACCACGAGGCGTCCTCATAGCGTTCGCTGGCATAGAGAAAGAGGTCAAATGACGTTCAACATCACGCAGAAGCACATCGACGCGGGCGACACCTCTATGGGTTACTGTCCCATTGCTCTGGCAGTCACGGAGGCCCTAGGTGATAACGCCTACGTTCTCGTAGACTACAAGACAATCTACATCGGAGATTACGGTGAGAGCACGGGACTGAAAAAGGGCAAGTCATACAACCTTCCCAGCTCCGCAATCGCGTGGATCGCAACACATGACGCCAAGTTCCCCGGCACCACACCTAAGCCATTCTCGTTCGAACTGGAGATCGCATGACATTCACACTCACTACAGAGAACGGATCGGTCTACACGATCAACGAAGAAGCGAAGACGTGGCACCGGCTGAAGGAGGCCTCGCACTCTGAGAGTCTGCGCACGATACACGGTACGTTCGACGAGTACTCCATAGAGGACGGTACCCTGACGCTGCTGTCACCCGGCCTTGAGTTCGGCACGCGCCTTATACGGACGAGCCGGATCGTGAAGATGGAGACGGCGTAGTAAAGGAGAATCATGAACATTAGAATGACCTACGACCCTCAGGGGTTGTACGCAACAGAACGACGCGAGGCACTGAAGCTCGTAGCGTATCAGGACCAAGGTAAGGTCTGGAGCATTGGGTACGGCCACACTGGGCAGGATGTCTACCCCGGTCAGGTCTGTACGAAGGAACAGGCGGAGAACTGGCTCAACCACGATACCCTAGTGGCCCAGAACGCAGTCAACGATTACGTCAACGTACCGCTTACGCAATTACAGTTTGACGCTCTGGTCGATTTCGTGTACAACATAGGAGTAACTGCTTTTCGAACTTCCGAGATGCTGAAGGCGCTGAACCGTAAGGATTACGTCGAGGCTGATGCCCAGTTCAAACGCTGGGTGTTCGTGAAGGGACAAGTAAACCGTGGCCTTGAGAACCGACGCGAGGCTGAGTCAGAAGAGTTTGAAGGTAACCCGAACGCCTAGGAGGGCGATTGGAGAACGAGATCACAATCCGGTACAACACAACTACCGGACAATTTGAAGTCAACCTATTCCACGGTCATCGAGAGTTCGAGGCCGTGGCTTCTGTCCTTAGCGAAGCACTCACCGATCTAGCGGAGCAGCTAGAGTCCTACGGGTTCTAAGAGGCTCAAATGTCATTCACACGCATAGTCTGTATCGTTGTGGCCATTGTTCTGGCGGCACTCCTCGTGAGTCCTCAGACGGTGGTCATTTGTGTTGCAGCCTGCATCATAGCCGAGGGAGCGCACATCTACCTCGTGAAAGGTCACCGTGCCTGAGTATCGAATCGAAGAAGGATGGGTCTTCCACCGGGAAGGCCCTAAGAACTGGTCGCGGCGTTACTACCAGAACTGGAGCTGTGTCTACTACCGCGAGGGCTACAAGACCATCTCCGCTGCGCAGAGGGGCACCCTGAGCGGAGAGCAGCTTGAAGCTTAGCGCCAAGTTCCTAGCCGCCTGCGACATCTACCTTGAGTGGGAGAAGTGCTCCTCGCCGTTAGGGGAGCACGCGTCCCGCAAGGTCAAAGCACCGTGGATGGCGGATTGTATGTCGAAAACGACCGCACAGGAGGCCCTATACGCCTTCGAGACGCATGGGGAGGTATTCTACGTCCACCCTTTAGAGCTTGAATTGGCGCAGCGTCTCTTCTATGGGAAGGCCAACCGGGACTGGTGGACGAAGGAGATCGGCTGGTGGACCAAGCACGCCGAGTTCTACCCGGAGGACTTTCTCGTACACCTGACGCCCGAGACCTTCAACCAGCTCTTCCGGCGTTACCCTCGTGTCGATCTAACCCGGCACGTCTACGACAACACCTACACCGATGAAGAGCTTGACAGAGACCTGAGGCGGTGGTACCTTGGAATGGAGACAGAACGAGATGACGTTAGGATTACCAGATAGGATGACCAATCGGGAGTGGATCGCTAGGCGTCTGCTCTGGAGCTTTGGCATCCCGGCCAATCAAGGGCACAAGTTCTACAAGCGCCTGAAGCTGGTGGTTGTAGGCAAGCTCCACTTCGAGGTTCACAAGTATGACTTCCACAACGAGCGAGAGCCGGTGGAGATCAAATAAAAAAGGCCCCCACCAGATGATTAGTCTGATGGGGGCTTCTTCGTGTCAAAGTCTTCTGTACAGGTTGATTGGTCTGGTGGGTGGGCGGTGGCAGTATCTAGTCGGAGCTACGTGGAAGTGATCTGGCTGATGACGATGTGTGTGCTGCTGTCCAGCCAGCATAATTACTGATAGTGCGATGTCCTTCAGCATGGGGCATCCTCCCTGTCAAGTAAGACGTGAAGGATGCCCGCTGGGTTGTCTTAGTCTCGGACTATATCAAAATCATGACCCACACGTACCTCCTTTACCCAGCTCACAGATATCCATAGCTTCCACGAATATCTCGTCCTTGTGCTTCATGGCCGTCGCCCACTTGACTGCTGTGAGAGGCTGGCCGCCGCGTGCGCCGTCAGGGTAGACTGTCATGCCCCTCAGGAACGGCAGATGCTTCATGAGCATGTCACCGAACGGCTTCACCGTGTCGGCGTTGTTGTACTTAGTTCCCCACTCGGGGAGGTTGAGGGTTGAGCTGATGGCGTGATCCACATACTGCTGGAGCCATGCTTGGAAGGCGATACGGCGCTCCGGTTCCTGAGCCAGTGTGTAAGCGTCCTCAATGGCGTCGGGATCAACCTCGCCGGATTCGACGAGTCGCTTCGCCACAGGGTCTAGGACGTACTGATACTTCCAGACGTTTGCATCGACGTATCGACGTTTGTACGCGGCACAGAACAGAGGCTCGATGCCAGTCGTAGTTCCCGCAAGGATACCAATGGTTCCTGTGGGTGCAATCGCACGTGTCTTGACAGGTCGGCTAATGCCCCAGATGTCTGCTTGGCGCGCAGCCATTTCAGTTGACTGCGCGTAGACTCGCAGGTAATCTTCGAGTTCGACTGAGGGTCCATACGGTAGTCCTTTCTTGAGCATCCACTCGTGAAGCCCCATAAGCCCTAGGCCGAGCCGACGATTCTTGGAGCGTACTTCCCCCACCTTATCGTACGGCAGGTCGCTGTAGACGCTGCCAGCCAGCAAGAAATGGGTTCCTAGGAGGGTGACCTCTACCATCTCTCCGACATTTGCGATGTTGGCCATGTTGATCGAGCCAAGGTTGCAGATGTCAGAATCGTCAGCCGAGGTGACTTCGGTACAGGCGTTGCGTAGGTCTTCGCCAGCGTTCTTCCCAGTGTCAACGGAGAAGCCGGGTTCGGCGGTACGGAGCATACGTTCGACCGTCTGCCAGTACACATCCTGTGCCCAGAGGTGGCATTCGTTATTCTCGTCCGCGTAAGCTAGGAAGAACTCGTCATCCAGACAGACGGAGATGTTGGTGCCATCCATCGTCGCCGGGAAGTTGAAGTCCTTGAGCTTCATCGCTCGTACCTCAGGCGTCCAGTCCTTCATGGCGATGAACTTGAAGATGTCCTTGTGAGACCAGTTGAGTCCGGCCCATAGCGCCGAACGGCGTGAGCCGCCCTGCTTGAGACCGCGACCGCATTCGTTGGTCATCTGCATCAGGGCTAATGGCCCGCTGGCCACGCCGCCTGTGCGCCCGATAGGAGAGCCTTCGGGTCTGATGAGTGAGTAGTTGGTGCCTAGGCCCGCGCCGGTACTGAGGCCCATTGCGTGCTTGTGCAAATGATCTGCCCACCCTTCGCGGCTATCGAGCACGCGCATGAGCAGGCAGTTTTGAGTCTGATGGAAGGGCTTGCCCGAGGCGTAGAGGTACCGGCCTCCGGGGATGAACTTCATTTCAGTGATGAGTTGGGCTGTGCGCCGGATGGTCTCTTCAGATGCTCCGACCGCGCTGAGCACGTGGTACGCGACTCTGTATGCTATCTCTGGCCACGTTTCCTTCGAACCGTCGATCTTTGTCTCAGCATACTTCTGAAGCATGATCGTCAGTTGGAACGTATTCATTACGCTATTCAATTTCTTTCGTTACCCTTCTTTGTGTTGCTTCAAGTACGCATCCGCCTTAGATGCCCACTCTAGATTCTCTATGAAGTGCAGGCCAAGATTACAACGACGACAAAGTAGACCACGAACTTTTCCAGTTACGTGGTCGTGATCGATACACATACTTTTGAACCCTTGGAGATCACCATCTACGCCACATATATCGCACAGACCTTTGTGTGCTGTGAGAAACTCCTCAAGCTCCTCATTCGTCATCTTATAGGCACGCTTACGGTGGTAGTTAGATTTACGTTCAGGATCAGAGTGGTATTTAGCCTTACTCGCAGCATTGATACGGTCTTTGTTAGCACGGTAATAGGCTCTACTTCTAGCCCTAGCCGCTTCTTGTTGGTCCTCAGTCAGGAGCTTTCGTCCTATCATAGAACCGCGTGGAGAACAAACCCTAGAGTTACGCCAACTCCTACGCCAGCACCATATAAAAACGCCTTCAACTTGCCGCGTCGCGCTGAAGCCTTTACCGAGGCTACTTCGGCCTTACATGCTTTCGTCTGGTCTCCCAGTTGAGTGTTCAAAGCTGTGACCTGAGACTTCAGGCCGGTTGTCAGATCGTCAGAGGATGTAAGCTCTGCGTTCAAGTTGGTGTTCTCTGTCTGCGTGTCAGTTAGGTTCTTCGAGAGCACGGGTACAGATTCGAGTTGGGTAACAGTGGCCAACGCCGCCTGAGGCGATACGGTGACCCCTGCGGTTGTGGCAGTCAAGTCGCCCGGTGCTGCCTGAATAAGAGTCGCCCATCGATTGCCAAGAAGCGGCAAGGGAAGATTCTTATCGGTGGCTACTTGCTGCTGTAGCACGACCGTGCGGGTGTTGACCTGCTGAGTTAGCTGAGCGTTCTGCTGTGTGAGTTGAATCACAAGCGCCTGATACTGCGCCGTCTGGCCTGCTACCTGAGCGGCGAGGGCTTTGCTGTTCTCGGATGCAACGGCGAGTTGCTGTTGCGCGAGACTAGCGGCGGCCTGATCTTTGGTGGCCTCGTGGTCGAAGTACTTGCTCACTCCGAAGACGAGAAAGGAAAGCACGAGGACTACGAGGATAAGGCGTTCGTGATTCTGAAGCCACGTCTTCGTCGTAGCAACAGTCGTTGCCACAGGGACCACCGGGACTGCTGGTGCAGCCGGGGTTGTCGTTTGGGTTGGTGCTGACATACATTACTCCTCTTTCAAAACATCATTGAAGTCAAGGAACGCTCCGTACTTGACATAGAGCGGGTGCCACGGTCTGTCTTCGGTTCTACGGACACAGAGAAGGTTGCGACCCTTGATAATTCGCATGACCTCTCTGCCCCTATACCGTAGGGAAGGTTTGGTGTGAATAAACGAACCCCACGCACATACCACATCGGCACCTACGGGGATGGATTCGATGACACCATTGTTGAGCGCCCCAACCACATCCGATGGAGTACTGGTCAATTCTATTGGGTCGGTAGCGCGGTAGGCAAATAGGTTGACTACCATAATAGCTCCGTAACCATTGAGCCTTGCGAAGCCAATACACTTTTTGATGGTGGCATCGTCATTCATAGCATCGGCGGTCGATGGATTGAGCATTACCCAGTATAAGACAGGCAAAGACGCATCCCACTCACGTGTGAGGGAATAGCGGTACACTCCTTCGATAAATGCGGTTTTGTGCATCACTCCTCCTAGACGGAAAAAGGCCCCTCCCGAAGGAGGGGTAGCTGCGTCGTCGTCTATTCTTCTGGTGTCCAGATAAGGATCACCACGTACAACCCGTTGGAGATTGAGAATCCCTCAAGGCTATATCGATTGGTTGGGTCTAGGGCCAGCGTATTGAGACGCTGTTCCATCTCCCTTGGCCCACGAAACGTCTCAACAAGTACGGGCTTGAAGTTCGGGTCTCCGAGTGGTGTGAAGTTCATTGGACTCACTCGCAACTCGGGATGGGATTGAATCGGCTAGGCGGAGCGAGAGGGTTGAATTGACTCTCTGGCTTCACGGGATTGAATTTGCTTGGGACAGTCACGGGATTGAATTGACTGACCGGGGTGACGGGGTTGAACTTTCCGTCTGCTGGCTTGGCGTCGAAGAACTCCTGAAGGACATTACAGTCTGCGCCTTTGTTGCCCTGCTTCATTGAGTCCATTAGAACTTCTCCCTCGACTTCTGGTAGCTGGCTGAGCTTACTTTGCCATGCGCCACGTGGTCGATTACTTCTAGGTTCGTCCATGCACAGTCGAGCTTGTTCTCGTCCTTGTGATGTACGTCCTCGCCCTGCCTGAGCTTCCGGCCCAGCATTGCTTCTGCGACAAGAGTGTGGACACGTACGCCCCGATGCGGGCCTGCGCTGATGCGCGGGTATCCTTTCTCATCAATGTACGTTCCGTAGATTTCTCCGTCTTCGCTATTCACGAAGCGCCCCTTCTCGTCTCTCGGCATCTAGCTGTTCCCCTGTGCTGCGTTGTTGATATAGCCCATGCCGACCTGTTGATTCAAGGTGTCGGACTGCAAGGTGAACTGGTCACGAGCCGCCGCTTGCGCCTTGGCCGCCTGCTCCAGTGTGTGCTTCGCTACGCGCTTAGTCACCCAGTCTTCGAGTTGGTGTGCCACCTCAGGGAACACACCGGCTGCGCGGTCGTCGATCAGGTTGCCGTTGGCCTGAGCGTCCAATAGGATGCCGAGGCACGCACGGGCATGGCCGAGGTGATGCACACCAGAGTCTTCTGCTACCTCTTGCTTTTCAGCCCAGCTCTGAAGGTGTCGTAGAGCTGCGTGGATGTAGATATTGGCGACTACGTTCTTCTCTCGCCAGTTGCGGTACCCGTACTTCAGGTCACCGTCGAGCATTGCACAAGCTTCGTGCGCCATCGCTACCGGGCACACTTGGCCCAGCGGGACTTTCTTACTGCCCTGAAGGTCTTTCGGATTTGTCGTTGTAGCCTTCGATTGTGCTGCCGTGTAGGGCAGGCAGCTTCCTACCAGACTTAGATTGTTCGCTTGCAAAGCGTCTCCTCGCTTTTCGTTTCTTGAACCAGTGCTTCAGCTCGTCCCAGAACGTGATCTTCTGCACGTAAGCTTTCCACGGGTCACGGTGTATCAACTGCCACAGGCGCTTGTCGCCCGCGACCATGAACACGTCTCCAAGCTCGTAGTTCGCAAGAACTGAGCTAGGCTCTACTATTTTTATCTTTGGCACTGAACAGCTCCTTGGTCTTACCAACGATCCAATCGACTGCCGCATTGTACCAGTGATATTGGACAACCACCATGTTACGGGCGGTTCTCTTTGTCACTATCCAGCGTGTGCCGTCTGTGTGGGTGATGATGTCTCCCACCTGATCTTGCCGTACGAGTTCTTCATCTACCACGAAAGGTTCAGACATAGGTGTCCTTTAGAAAGACATGAGCAGCTTCTCCGGGTAGCGTGGTAACTCCGGCCTCTACTGCTCACGTCCTTAGGCTGATTTAGATGTTAGTGTACATCCGAGAACCGTGAATGTCAATCTGTTTTTACGACCCTATTACCGAGATCACGTCGGCAGTCGTTCCGTCAATCCAGATGTCGTTGAGGTTTCCCTCACGCAAAGGAATCTGAACAGACAAGCCCTTCTCAAGCAGGTACCCAGTGGTTGCGGTCTCTGTGGGAGAGGCACTGATCGCTACGTTGGCAGTGTTAGTGCTTTTCGCAGTGACCGTAATCGAGTTCACCACCGGGATGTTCGGCAAGTTCTGCGGCGTCCCGGTGGTTGCGATTGCTACTTGTAAAGCTACTAAATTCATTTCAGTCCTTTAGTCGATCTCCGTGTGGTAAAATTGAGCCACTAACCCACGATCTTTGTTCCAGACCAATGCTTCTGCGACTCGCAGGTTGCCGGTAAAGGTGTTGTCAGAGTGCCATGCGTCAGGCGGGCAGAGTGCGGAGAAGGTGCGTACACGTACGCCGAACTTCTCATCCAATGCCGTCTTGTGCTTGTGACCCACGTGAATCTCGCGGAACTTAGTGCGACCGAACTCCTTAGGCCACTTCGATGCAAGCCACATGCCGTAGTCGGCCTGCTTACCTTCGTGCCCGTGGACGAGAACGATGAAGCACTCACCCCACTCGACTGTCTTCGCCTTGGTCGGTTCGTTGTCTACGATAACGTCCTCGTAGTCATAGAAGCGACACTCAAGCGAATCACCCATCGTGAAGGTGCTCAACGTATCGTGGTTGCCGGGGATGAGCTTTACCTCGACCGGCGCGATACGACGAAGCTTCTCGATTGTCTCCACCAGCATCTTACGCACAGTCTTGTAGACCTTGTGGTAACGGCTGTCGGTGTCCACCTTGGTTCCGCTGTATGTGGTGCCCTGAATGTTGTCGGTCTGAAGCAGGTCGTTGCCGACGCCCAGAACGATCTTGTCAAAGCTGTACAGTGACGCCTGCGCTAGGAGCGAGTCCAGTGCGCGACGGTAGGTCTCGATGGAGATGTTCAGGTCGTAGTCCGCGTACCCAGTCTCCTTCGACCACGCAAGCTTGCCTGCATGGAGGTCGGGGATAAGCAGTTCGAGGATGTTGCCTGTACCGTGTACGCGCTGCTTGGTGTAGCGCGGTACGAAGCTGGCTCTGCTTTTCAGCTCAGCCTTCAGCTCCTCAATCTCTTCGCGTACCTCTTTGCCGTTCTTCTTTGGCTTGAAGGTCGCCTGTACTTGCCAGACGGGGGTGATGATGGGGGCCGTGGACTCGCGGTGCCAGTGTCGGCTAGAGCCTACGGTCTTGGGGAACCCGGCCATCGCCCACTGGTTGCACTTCCAGCGTTCCACTTCCCAGATGTCCAGATCGACATTACAGACATCCAGAAGCTCTTCGAGGGTTCGAATGTTCTTCTCGGACTTCTTGACGATCTTCATCTTGTCGTCGGCGTACTCTACGCTCTCGACTAACTGACTCTTATCTTGTGGTTGATTCGAATCACCCTTGCTCTCCTTTGGCTTCGGGCCGGAAGGCGTAACCAATACGCCAGCCGCCTGTAATGCTGCCCCGTACGATCCAAACACATTTCGAATTTGACGTTCGCTGTATTGTCCGTGTTCGAGGTAGACCGATCTGCTTGCCCCGCCATGCGCTGCGGCCACTCGCTTTAGGTCTCTTGTAATGTCCTTCTGTGCTCCGGTCATCTTCCTCCTGTGGTAGATTTGTCTTGCTTAGCCATTGTGAATAGTGTACCCTATTCCGCGTCCAGTGTCAAGTCCACCTTGGTGATCTTCTTTTTGACAGGTCGCTTAGTGACTTTGCGTGCTGGCTTGGAGCGGGCTGGCATCATCTGGGCCACTGGTGAAATGTAGAAGGTTCGGAAGTCCCCTCGCATTTCCTTTAGCTCCGAGACTACCGCTGATGTCTGTGAGTCGAGCTTTGTCTCCAGCTTCTCACTTAGGTTGTCGATTTTTGCTCCGAGGGATGTGATACCGCTGTTGACGTATCCCACACTTGTGTGCAACTCTGCTAGGTCTTTCGTTCGTATTTGCTTCACCCAGTCGAATCCTTTATAGGTCGTGATGATGACAGCTACGACGAACGCAATAGACTTCCATTCAGTTGCCAGCCAGTTCACGAATTGAATCGCGTTGCTGACGTTATGGGAGTCAAGGGGTAGTTGCATCTGGGCCTCCGTCGTTCTTCTTGTTCATTACCTTGTTGACACCGTAAGCGGCCTGCGCGCTGCCCACTAGTGCTGCTGCGCCCGCAAGATCGGGCATAGCGTGGTTATGGATGACGAGATAGCTGCCCCAGAGGATGACGGCAACGATGATGAGAAACCCGGATGTACGGCTATAGGAGCCGGACCCATCGGGTTCAGACAGAACCTCGCGTAGAGGAGGCGGCAAGTACTTTTCGTACTTCTCCAGCTTCCCCACTAGGGATGGAATGAATTTGAAAGCCATACGTCCTCACTTGAAGCAGGCGAAGGAATTGCTCTCGCATACGCGAGGGTGGCTCTCCTTGTCTGCCAGAATCTTATTCAGGAAGAACGGCGTGTTCACGCGGCGAAGGTCAGCCCAGTACATAGCGCCTTTTGCGTGATCCATCGTTTGATCGAAGATCGCTTCTACATCGTGAAGCAGATGGATGAACCCCGGTTCCCAGATTTGTGGCTTCTCTAGTGGTCGGCCAGCGTCCCCTGCATCTGCAAGGTACTTGGGCATGGTCTCGATCACGTCGAGGATGTTGCCCCAGCCGGACTTCACACGGTTCATCAAGCACGACATAATCATGCACGAGACCTGATGGCCGCCGTATTCTTTACCGTAGAGCCAGCCCTGATATACGAGCTGGCCCTTCAGGTAATCGTCTTGTCTAAGCATTAGCTACTCTTTTTCTTTGGCTTGGGTTTGTCGTCCGTGCCAAGTCCGCGCATACCGGCCACCGACGAAGGTGGAAGTCCGGGTGCTCGTGGCGTGATCTTCAGGTTGCCCTTGGCATCTGTCTCCATCTTGTTGCTGGAGAGAGGTGTCTTCTCGATGTCGTCGAGCCACGGCTGTAGGCGGGCCTTTGTTTTGGCATCACCCTGCGTGTACTTCTGGACAATCGTAGCCTGCTTCTCACGTGGGATATCGGTCATCGTCTTGCCCTGCTTGCGCAGGCTGTCAACGTCAGAGATATCGAACGCGGAACCGTTCTGAGGATCGGCAGGAATCTTCGCCTGAATGCTAGGCGGGAGGTTGTTCTGCCACACGTGCGTTAGTTCATGCGCGGTCGTAGACGCCTTGTTGTCGTCGTACGCCTGCTGGTTGTTGATGCGGATGGTGTTGTTGCCAGCGCCCTGATCTACTTCTGCGACTGAACCGCGACCGTCAACCGCTGTGCCGCCCTGACCTTGTACTATGGTGGGCTGTACGGCGTGCTGCACGTTCTCTAGGGCCGGTGGTAGGGTTGCCCCCTTAGGGTCACCATACGTCGGCGCTGAGTCGTTGTTGTCACTAGGGACCGGTTCGTTGAGAGTAGGCTGCTGTGCGCCCGGAGCTATTGCAGCGTTAGCGCCCGCTTTGATGATGTTCTTAGCACCTGTGCCCGCGTCACGCACGAATGCGCCGGGACCGGCTGTACCAAGATCACCCTTCTCAGCAAGCTTACCTGCTGCACGGAATCCTGCCCACGTCTTAGGATGATTCGCAACGAAGTCTATGAGTTCTCGACCGTGCTGGATGCCACCTACGCCGCCCTCATGCCCTGCAACGAATGCCAGAAGTGTGGAGAGGCCCGCGCCCGCGACCGGTGAGATCGTACCCGCCGCTGCACCAACTCCGCCGATGAGTCCGGCACGGTTGAGTAGCTGAAGGTTCTTCACGGTCTTAGCATCGCCTGCCAAACTCTCCATGTAGTCCTTGGGTCCAATCGTCGGTGCGTTAGCTCCGAAGAAGTTCTCCTTGGTCTCATCAGTGAGCTTGTTCCATAGACCGGTGAACTTGGCCGCGTTGAATTGGCCGTTGTCCGAGGTCTTCTGTAGCAGGTTGCTGAACACATCCTTGGCGAAGTTACGACTAGCCTCAGGTCCAATGATCTGCTGGAGGTTGTCTAGGTTGAAGTCCTTTGCACCGCCCTTCGGTGCGCCCGAGGCGCTTTTGTAGCGAAGGAACGCACTGGCTGCTTCGTCTGACTTACCTTCCATCAGTCGCTTGATGATTGGGTTATCGTAGCGCCCGATCTGCTGGCGGTAGTTATTGCGGAGAGCCTGATAATCATCAAGAGCTTGCGCGGCCTCTGGATGGTCCGAGTTCTCCGCGATGTTCTGGATCGTGTCGTCGATTGCGGAACCGCCTGCACCGCCGTTCGCTGAGCCATCCCATAGGAGGGCATTCAACGCACGCTGGTCAGGGCTGCCCGGAACCGAGTCACGTGCGGCTTTGCCAACAGTCTGGCGGAAGCGCACTAGGTTCTCAATGTTCCAATCCGGCAGGTCTTCCTGCTTTGGCTCTACATCCGGCTGCTCGACGGCCTTACCGTCCGCACCTAGGATAGTCGGCTTGTTCTTATTCGCTTCTGCGGCGGCCTCTTCAGCCTCTTCCGTGACGGGTGCCTTACCGCTGGCTGCCATCTCAAGTAGAGCGCGAGTCTTAGGTGAAAGCTTCTCGCCTGAGACTTCCTTAGCGCCCGTGGTCAGAGGGTGATCCTCTGGGTCCGGGTCTTGAAGAAGTTCTTTGGCCTTCTGCGCGATTGGCGAGGTCTCGTCGGCGGGAGCTGTTGCGTCTCCTAGTCGCCCTTGCAAGTCCTGAATACCAGTCTCGTAGTTCGCGTGGAGCTTGTCCTTCGCATTCTGCAATGCACCCTGAATGCGCTGGCCTACTGTGAGGCTGTCCGGCGCTGCGTTGGTTGCGTCCGCGAGGTCTCCTGCGGTTTCACCAACCTTGCCAATAGCTTTTCCGACTGCCTTCGCCCCTGCTCCCAGTCCTGCACCCACCGTACCGAGTACGCCTGCGGTACCGGCCATCTCTGCACCAGACTTCGCGGCTGCTCCAAGGTCTCCCCCAGTTCGGTCGAACGTCTGCGCTCCCTGCACTGTGCCTGCGCGTAACGCCTCAGAACCAATGCCGATGAGCTTTGCTATTTTGGGGTACTGCTGAACGAGCTGTGCTTCCTCAGGAGAAAGCTCTGCTGCTGCCTTCATGCCTGCGGTGCCCAGTTTGAGAGCGTTCATTAGTCGGGGTGACTGCTCGATGACTTTGAAGACCTGCGACATCTTCTGGAGCTTGTCGCCCATCGCTAGGCCCTTGAAGGCTGCTTCGCCGCCAAGGAACTCCATGAGGGTTTCTCCGCCATAGCCCATCTCGTTGAGACCGGGGTTCTCGCGGTTCTGCTCCTGAAGGCGCTGCTGTCCCTCGTTCAATGAATCTGTAACAGTCTTCGGCACAATATCGTGACCGACAGTATGCTGTCCAACCTTATTGGCGATTGATGCTGCGCCCTGAAGGGTGCTCGTGAGTCCTTGGCCCATGCCGTTGCCAACTGCTTCTGCGCGGCTAGTCAAGTCCTGCACACCCTGACCGATGCGGTCATACCAAGGCGCGTTAGGATCGATTCCACCTACGTGGATAGCCGGGGCCTGCTGTGCGTCATGTGGTGCGTCGTCAACTGTATATCCCTGTGGCAAAGCCGACCCCTGTGAAGAGGCCGGTGCCGGGGAGTCATCGACTGTGTATCCAGCAGGAAGCTGCTGGCCGTTTGGCTGACTCATGTATTACCTTTCCTTAGAAGAGCGTGTTCGCGCCGTTGAGCTGATAGCCCACGACGTTCTTCTGCGCATCGCGGATAGCCTTAGCGCCATCAGGTAGCTGGCGTGCTGGCTGGCCTGAGTTCTGCCCATAGCCGCCACGAGAGAACGTCTTGTGATCGACGAGGTAGTCCGGTATGTCTTCACCCGTCACACGCTTGTACTGCTGAGCGGCATCGACTGAGACTGGCTTCTTACGCTCGATCATCTTTGGCAAAGAGCCGTCGTACTGACGGTAGTTCTCTTCGATCTTATCCAGTGCTGCGCGGGCTGAGGTCTTCATGCTGTCCGGCACGGTGAGCAATGCCTTCGTAGCACTCTGAGTCTTACCGTCGTCGCCAACTGGGAAGAAGTCGTGATGGGAGTGCGCAAGTTCTGCCTCGCCCGGTTTGTTACCGTTCGCGTAGAAAGAGGCTGACTCTTCACCGGCCTTGTTCGCCATCGTGTTGTAAGCACCGCTGTAGCCGTTGACGGCTGCAAGTGGGTTAGCGTGGTATGCGTCCCACGTACGTCCCAAGTGCTCAAGGTACGTCGAGGCTGCTGCGCTAGTCTTTGCTCCCTTGCCGACGCCCGCGTACTCCTGTGCGGTCTTGGCGTAAGAGTTCATGTCGGTCATGTTGAAGCTTGGATCGTATGCGTGAACATCGGCGTTGATACTTCCGCCGAACTTCTTCGCACCGGCATACAAGCTCTGGATGTCCTTACCAGATGCAATCGCCTGAATGTACTTCGCACGCTCTGGATCGATTTTCGCCAACGCATCCAAGAACGCATGGTTTACACCATCAGGGTTCTTGTAGTTCGCATCAGTGATCGTCGACGCAAGCTCTGGGTGGGTCAGGTTGTCGATAGCATCCGAACCCGAAGCCTTACCCTTTGCAGGAATCCCGTTCTTGACATTCGTGTCAATAGATGCCTGCGTACGGCTTGCCTCGTCCTTGTAGACGGAAGCTGACTTGATGTACGCTGCGGTCTGCTCTTCACGACGCTTCGAAGCTTCCTCAAGAGGAAGGACTGCTGCCTTCTCGGTTACCGCTGCTTGAGCCTTACGGACTGCCTCATCTGCCGCCGTCTTATCAGCGGATTGCTTGAAGGCATCCTGCGGGATAAGGTTGCGGTACTGTGCGATGACGTTAGGATCAACCTTGTTCTTCTCCATCATGTCCACAGCCTTGTCGAACGGGACGTTCGAGTACTGGCCGATGATCTTCAATCCGGTAGGAGTGATATCACCTGATGCGAGTGACTGGCGAAGGTTTGCATCGAACTGAGTTGCCTCAGCGTCCCCGCCCTTCAACTGTGCGAACTGCTTGTTGATCTGATTCTCTGTGATCTGGTAGCCCTGAGCAATCGCCATACCGCCAACAACGAGACCCGCCTTGATACCGGCGCTGCCCGTGAAGTTCTTCGGCACTGCGTTGCCCTTGTCGTCCAGAGTGAAGTAGCCGGGGATACGCATATCCGCGAGAAGCTTGGCCGTCTGCTGTGGAAGCTCGATCTTCTTTTGAGGATCGATGACGGTGTAAGTATTCTCGTAGTGGTCACTGCCGTCTGGGTTCTTGCCTACCTGAACCACACCGTCAGGGATCGCCATATCCTTCGTCACATGGTACTTGGACAGAAGGTCACTTTCGTGAACGCCGGATTCTAGTGCCGCGCCGACTGCATTTACATTTTCAAGGATTGGCTTGGCGACATCCGAGAGCTGCTGATGATACTGCTGCTCCATGACCGACGTGCGTAGTGCGTTCTGATGTGTCTGGAAGTTGGTCTGGGTGACCTGAGCCTGACGTGCCTGATCCTGAGCTGCCTGAGCCTGCTGCTGGGCATCCTGCTGCTGACGCTGTGCCATGACCTGCTGAGCACCGCCCGCCGCTGCGCGACCCTCTGCACCCGGTCCCTTTTCGCCTAGGCCGCTGAGTGCGCCGGTAAGAGCCGCGATAGCGATGGCTTTCCCGATCTGGCCGTTCGACATCTGGACTGGCGTATCGATACGCTTTCCGGTGTTCGGGTCAAACGTCGTCTGGATACGCGGACCGCCGCCGAGTGCCTGAGCAATCGAGTGGATGATCCCGCCTGCCTTGACTAGGGGGTGGGTAGCTGGGTTGTTCGGATCGTTGGCCGGAAGGCCCTGAGAGGAACCGGATTTATCCGCAGGAGGGGTGTTCGGTCCCACTTGGGGTCCACCCTGATCCTGAGATGCCGGTTGCTGGCCCGCATTGCCACTTCCTTGCCCCTGAGGGGTCTGGGAGGTAGGGTTGGGTGTTCCGGGGGTATCGGACGCGCCTGAGGCGTTTACTGAGGTTGCGTCCCCGGCGTCAGGGAGGGTAGCTGCCTGATTGGGTGCCGGGGCCTGTGTGTTGTCACCTGTCCAGTTCTGGTTAGGAGCTGGGATAGGCTGCTGCTGGTCGTTCTGTCCGTTAGGCTGGCTCATGATACCTTTCTTAGAATGTCGGCACGGAGCTACCCATGCTGGATACGTTCACTGACGGTGCCGCCGCGCTGCCCGCTGTCATCCAGTTGCCACCCGACAGGGAGTCGGCTACACCTTCACCGGTAAACCCACCCGAGGCTGGGCTGCTGCCGCCGCTGCCCATAAGACTACCTAGACCGCCGCTTACAAGGCTGCCTGCTACACCGCCGAGAGCACCACTGACCGCCTGCATCCACGAGTTGTTCTGCGTTGCAATCTGGTTGGCAGTACTAGCACTCGCCGCACCCGCACCCGTCGCCGCGCTGCCCGCCGAAGTCGCCGGGTTGAACGCTTGGTCAGCGCCCGCTAGTCCTTGGACCGCTGCTTGGTAGTTCTGTCGGCCAGTCGCATAGTTGTTCTCTGTGATCTGTCCGAGTTCGTTGGCCGTATTGTTTGCGCTGGAGACCGCGATGTTCGCGTTGACTCCTGCGTTAGTTCCACTCTGGAGAGCCGCGTTGTTACCGCCGCCCTGCGCTGCCTCTGCCTCGCCTGCCGCTTCCTTGGCGTTCGTATAAGCTCGACCGTTCTGGGTGATGGCCTGAGAGTTGAGGTCTGATACCTCGCCCGCGCTGAAGCCCTGCTGACTTGGCCCTGCGGCCACAGTCGGAGCGAAGGTGCTCTGAAGTTGGTTGAAGACGCTGGAGGCGTTGCCGAAGACTTGGCTGGCCTGCTGTGTCATCTGCTGGTAAGCGGTCGCCTGCTGTGCCTGCACATTGTTCTGTGCCGAGGTAGCCCCACAAAGGAGTTCGACTGTTCCAGTGTACTCGAAAGCGTCGAAGGTGTCAAGCTTGTACTGGTGTCCGTCCCAGATGTAGTCAAGTCGTGTGTAAATTTTCATTAGATGAACTTCCTTAGTTCGCCTTCGCTCTCGACAAAACCGAAGCGTTTGATGCAGAAAGCTTTGAGCAGTGGGTTGCTCGTGTTGAAGATGACTTCCTTGAACCCGTTCTCTCGCGCCTTCGCAGCGAGTGGCGGGAAGCCCTCTGTCATGCACTTGATGTTTCTTCGTGCATCATTGTTGTCTAGGAACTGAATGTCGATCCTGAGCGCCGGGGTTCCTTTGACGAAAAGAATTGGCCCGCTCTCGTCTTCGTAGACTTTTGTGGCTGTGCCGGGTTCAATGAAGAACTCTGGTCCTGTCTCGCTATGATACTCATCCTGAGACAAGCTCAGCTCTAGCAAGGAAAGATCGCTCTCCTCTAACAGTCTGTCCGTTACCATGATGCCTTTCTAAAATTGCGGGGCGATGTTCTGCCCCTTGGTTTGTTACACGATGCCTGTTATAAGTCCGTTGTGTACGGTCACTGTCTTACTGTCCTGACTAACGAACGTGCCACTTGCGCCTTCGTAGATAGTGCCTCCTACGTTTGTCCAATACGTGTTGCATTGGAAGTCGCCATCGACTGACCAGCGGCCTAGTGACGGTGACAAGTCCAGTTGCCCAGCGTAAGCCACGCGGATGACAGTAACGTCCTCAGGAGTAGGGTTGCCCGCTACGAATGGATTAGCAACGTATATGACAGCAGTGGCTTGCCCAAGGGGTTGAGGTGCATTACTGAAATACACACCTTGACTGTACGGGCCTTGCATCTGTAGGCAAGCCGGTGCGAACAAAGTGTTAGCGGCTACTCCACCGTTTTGGTAGTACGATACGGGGTTCTCGTTGATGAGGTTGATGTGGGCTGTATTCCCACCGGCCCATCCACCACCGCCAACGGTGAGTTGTATGCCGGAACTACCGTGACTAGAGTTTGAAGGCGTTGTCTGCTGTTTGGTAAACCAAGCTGCGGTACCTCCAAATACAGGGTAGTGCGGATTCTCTACTAGGTCTCCTGCTGTCCACGGAACGTTGTTCTGCTCAATATGACCGGCTGGGTTGTAGTAGTCCGGGTTGCTGACAATCTCTGCGCCGGGGTAAACGGTGAACTCAGCTTCCGCAGAGCCGTCGAATGCCCACTGTTCGCTGCCAGCTTGGGGCAAGTGGTTGAACTGAATACCACCGCCGACCTGAAGGCCGTAGATGAGATTCACGCCGTCCAAAGAACCGAACGCGTAGTAGCTCGAACGCATTCCAGAGAAAGCAAGGTTAGCTGCCGAACTAATGTACCCACCAGCAACTCCGCCCTTGAATAACGTAACCAAGAAGTTAGGATTACGCAGCAAGCACGTTACACGCTGAGTGATATTGGTTCCACTGCCAGTCGTAGTCACGGCTGTCACCACTGACTGTTCTGGATAGTTGCTACCTGCTACTGAGATGTGGTCACCTACACTAAAGCCATTGGTGTTCCCGTTGAAGGTTACAAGGGCAACACTGAATGTGCAAGGCACCGGTGAGTCCGTCGTACACTGCTGATTAGGAATACCAAGCCAGTTGTTCGCACTCTCAAGACCTGCATCTTGCCAGAAGGCAGTACCGCCGATAGCAGGAGTGTTATCTAGGTTTCCATTTCCTGTGGACTGGTAAACGTGACCATCAGTGAATAACACAATCTCTCGGTTAGTGTACGTCTCGGCGCTGCTCCAGTTCGGGACAAACTGATACCCGATAGCAGTCGATACAGGAAGTGTTCCCGTAGTCGTCGGCATTTGGAAAAAATACGTGCTGGTTGGAGTGCCGTTGATCGTAAACACCACATCGGTAGTAGAGCCTGCACAGCGAGTCGTACAGATCGGTCGGCTGATGTTCAGCATGAACGCGCCGTCAGTCGTCCAGTTGTTGCCGGACGTTGCTGCGCTCCACACAGGGGCGCGGTCGTTCACTCCTGTTGAGGAGACAACCGTACCGTGGTAATAGCCGAAGTTCTCATTCAACTCTGACTGCGTACCAGTTACGCCTTCGTCTGACGCCGCTGACACACCGCCGTCCGTGAACACATAGCCATACGTGGCCGCTGTGTCACCGGTTGCGTGCTTATGGATGATGTGCGATATGCTCTGGTGGATTCCTCGCACGCCCGAGTTGAACTGGGTGACGAAGCCCTTACCTACAGTCCATCCCCCCTCGTTGCCGAGGGAGAAACCAGAACCCTGAATAGTCCCATTCAGCGACAGCACGTTCCAGTTCTGGAAGTAGTTGTAGTCGCTTATGTTCGGATAGAAAGTGCTCGAAGGGAGCGTTACTGGGTGTTGGAACGGGAAGCCAATGGAAAGTGTTCCGGCCCAGAAGGAATCATACTGGTCGGATTGGTTAGCATTGTTGAAAGTTGGCGCACTACTGTTAGCTCCGCCCTGAACACTCAAACCATCTGAAGTGTAGAAGGCAAGCTGATTAGCGGTACCAGCAACTACGCCACCGTCGCCCGGTTCTCCTTGTGGCCCCTGAGCCGCGAACGGTGCCCAAAAAGTTGTATCAGTGGGCACCTCATCCGTGCTGGCCTGTAGAGCAATAAAGCTTCCGCCGTTATAGAATACGACATCGTTTAGAACGTAAGAGGTACTGCTTGACCACTCACCCTTTGGAAGAATGTTGACCTGCCCGCCTCCGCCCGGTTCTACATAGGCGGAGATGTGGCCCATGCTATCCGTCTGCCAGTTGATGTTGACCATTCCCTCTGGCGGGGATGGGAGAGTATCACTCAGGCACGTCTGCCCATACTCGCGCAGAAGACGGTTTAGGTCTTTTGTCGGCTGATACTCAAAGAAGTTCTGATGAAGGGGAGCGCCCATTTTATTCTCCGATTGCCTTACTTAGTTCGCGTAGTACGGAATCTTTGCGTTCGTACCGTTGATCTGTATATCCAAGTACCCTGCTGGAGTTGCCGGTAGAGCAGACGCACCACCCGCCGTAGCACTAGTGGAAGTTGAGTTACCGTTCAGGAACAAACCAACATTCAGAGTAAACCCTGTGCTATTTGTGAAGAACGTCTGGGTAGGTGTGTCAACGCCGTTGGAACTATTGAACGCAAGATACCCGCCCGACTGCCCTGTACCCAGATTGGAGGATGAAAAAAGCTCTATAGCGTTACTGCCTTGGGAGAACCAGATAGCACCTATGTTCGAATCAGCAAACGTAGGAGTTCCGGCGTCTGTCAGTGTGATGGCCGATTGTGATATCTCGACTGCTCCGGAAGCTATGGTAACGACAGGACTGGTGCCACCGATACGGAACTGAAAGTTTCCCTCGTTTAGGGTATCAAAGTAAAAATTAGGGTCTGCGGGAGACGCTACGAAACCTTGACGTAAACCATTCGCGTTGTTGCCACTAAGCGTTACACTGGCGTAGGTACTCGACGGTATTTGCTCGGCCAGTAAGTTAGGTACGGCTGTAAAGTTACCGTCCCCGTCAGTCGTCTGAATAGAGTTTACCGGTCCCGACGCAGTGCCACCCCCGCCACCGCCCTCGGTGTAAGCAGAGATATTTCCGAATTGGTCGAACTGCCACGTGACGTTAGTCGCGCCCTCTGGGGCTGCGGGGACTGTGTTGGAGAGTACCGTCTGACCGTTCTGAAGCAAGTAGTTATTCAGGGTCATAGGGATCGGCTGAAGAATGTTGTTACCCATTTTGAAATCCTTTCTATATGAATCTAAGATACGCCTGTATGATCTGCGTAGTTATCGTGTTGGGACCATTCCAAGTGAGTGTCACAGTGATCGCGGATGTGGTTGCGATGGTGCTCGTCTGGGCTGGACCGGGAATTACAATACCACCAGAGACCGTGTTCTGGAACAAGGGAAGTGACACTAGAGAGTTCACGCTTGTCGAGCCGTTATTGTTGACAATACGGAATCCGCCAGAGGCATACCCTGATGTACCAGTTATACCGTTCCATCCGAGATTGATACTTCCGTTGATAACAAGGTTCCAAAGGTTCGTACCGAATGCGCCAGTACTTCCATCGGCTGTGAATGCAAACTCCAATCCTTTGCCTACCGGTACTGTGTTAGCCGCGATGGTAAAGCCGATAATGTTTTGTACCGCTCCGGTTCCGGTAAAAACGCTACCGGGTTGGAAGTTAGTGATAATCGTACTCGCGCCTGTAGGCGTCGGAGCATTGATCGTCACCGTGCCGCCTGATTCCGTCAGGGTGATGTTTGTTCCCTCCTGAAGGTTCAGAAGAGTTTGTGTGGAGTTGAGTGTGCCATTGGTTTCTAACGTGGGGCCGCCCGCCGCTGGCGCTGCCAGTGATAACGTCCCTTCAGTAGCGTCGTAGGTCAATACCTCTCCGCCCGTGGGGAAGCTGACATCCACCGGTACACCTTGGATGCCTTGGACCGTGACTGTAGAGCTGCCTGCTGTGGAAGCTACGTCGCCCTGTAGGGGATAGATCGCTGCGCCCCCGCCGCCTACTATTTCACGATTCATTATGCCTCGATTGGAACGTATGTCACGTTCACCGTTACTGGGACTGCCGCGTTGCTCAGGTTGGTGATGGTGATGTAAGCGTTGGGTGCTTGCGGGCTGTCGCCGTTAGCCCCTATGCGATTCTGGAAGCTCCAACTTAGTGGAGCTGTGTCGAGAGCTACATCGGTCACGATGCCCTGTGTGCTGCCCGCAGGAGGTGCCGTATCAAGTGCGCGAGACAAGTCTGCAATCTGCTGGAAGTTCGTTCCATACAGTTCCACACGCGCCGGTACACTCGATGACACGCTAAGAAGTTGGTAGCTGCGCGAGACCGCGAGTGTGCCTTGAAACTGCGCCCCCGGTCCTAGCACTGTGGTTGTGATCGCAACGTTCTTCGCCACGGTCTGAGCTGGAGGAGGATTGCTTCCCCCGCTCGTCTGTGCGACCGTTGTGACTACTGCGTTACCGCCGCTACTGCCGCCCGATATACCATTCACGACTGGTGAAAGGAATCGATTCTGAGGAACCTTACCGCCCTGATAGAACTGACGAAGGCTGTCCGGTGCCGCCTGAAAGATAGGAGGCAACGGACAACGCATCATCGTGCTCATTACGGGTTCGAGTCCCGTTGTGGGAGGTAAGGATGCTTCTGGACTAGCAGGTCTCTGAGCCGGTGTGTAACCGGACAAGTTACGATTAGTTGCTTCTGCTATCGTTGGCATTAGGCCTCCTGTAGGAACCCTCCATAGATCGTCAGAGCGAGTAACTCATTAGCAGCCGACTGGACGCCGAAGTCCACATTGACCTGCATGTGGCGACATACCGCTGGTTCTTGTTCATCCGTCAGGTAGAACCTCTGCGCGTTGAGTGACTTACTCGGTGCCAACGTCGGAGGATCATTTACGGAGTGCTTCAAGATTTCGAAAGACCCTGTATAGTACGGGACTGCCTCATCGAGAATTACTCCCAGTACGAGCGGTGTTCCGATTCGCACTGCTTCCGTCGATATGAAACTAACCTCTGCAATTTGTCCGGGCTGCGCCAAGACTGCGGAGCCGAGGACTGCACTGGCCGGAAACGCTACGCCGTTGTCGGTGTATGCGTTCAGGTCGCGGTGTAGTATCGGGCCGGAACCGGTTGGTCCAAGGAGCAGATTGTGGATGCCGGGTGACACCTCGATGCTCTGTATGGCTTTGACGCCTCCCACGATGTTAGCGAAAGGACACCACGTATAGCCCGTCTCAGGTGCCGGTGTCGGCATAAGGCGGTACCATCCAAACTGACCATCTCCAATGTACCATGCTTGGTCCTCACCTGTGACCTGCCATGCCACGTAGACGTTTGCCGGATTCCACGAGACGCCCGGTTGTCCGGTGTCCAATCGAATCTGATCGCCAATTGGGAATGCAGCGTACGTGATACCAGCAGCCGGGTCGATGATACAGAACTGACTGTCGGTCGTGAAGAAGCCAATGATGGAACCGTTGATATCGAGAGCGTTGTAGCTCAAGAGACCGACGCCCTGCATGATCGGTATGCCACTCGTGATCGGGGAAGTTGAGGTGCCGCTTCCTTGGATCAGGTAAACGTCCGAGACCGTGAAGACCATCAGACCGCTTGTGGTAGGAACGAGTCGCTTGACGAGTGACGGGAAGGTGTCGAAGTTCAAAGGCGGTGTGCCGTTGACTCCGTTGCCGACCGGTGTATCCGGTCCTGCTGTCCAGTACACGATGTTGCCTATGCTGTACCAGATGCGATTCAGGTGATACGCCAAGTTGATAGCGCCCGATGCTGGCGGCGTGTTCTCTCCCTCAAGAGGTGCGGAGATAAGGTTGTTCAAGCCGGTGTCCGGTGTCGTGTCAACGTACCCCGATGTGAGGTAGGTCGAAAGCGGTACCGTGTACGTCTCGTCTCCGGGTCCGGGGATAAGGAAGGGTGTACTCTGTCCATCCGTCGTTCGGAAGATCGCTACGAAGTCGGCCTGCGGATCAATCATAGATGGGTCGAGTCCTGCACCCGGAGCGAACGTCACACCCGCGAAACCGATGTGGTTGCCCGTGGCCGCTGACAGCGGTCCAGCATTTGATACCGTGTTGTCCAGCGTGTTGACAAGTGCGATAGCGTACTGCCAGCCGCCATTGAAGGTGCTTAGCGACCCCGGAGGCGGTGACGAAGACGGCCCTTGATTGATCCAGATGAGAGGAGGATTATCAAGCGTCAAGCCGTTGAGTGCCGCATTGAATGTCGGTGCTGTCGTCCCGGTGATGCCCGCACGGAAAGGAGCTTCTGTGTTGCTGGCCGGATCGATGATGGTTGTGTCTGGAAGCGTATAGTTCGTCTTCGCTGTCCAAACGAAGTCTGTGACTGGCCCGATGTTGCTCCATGTGAACTGACCCGAGGATTCAACCACGGTAGCATACGCGGGCGCGAACGCCGTGCTGAATGCTGGCCATGCGGGTTCGTTCGTGCCGCTCGTCGGGGTGCCGAAGGGTATAGGGTTGCCGTTGCACGTGACCTGAAGCTGCATACCTGAGTGGAACCAGTATGCGTAATCGATCTCAAAGCCATAGGTGCCCGCGCTAGGGAAGTTGACCACAAAGTTATTCGTGGAGAACCCACCCGCCTCGAAGCGGTTGTTATTACCGCCGAACACAGGATAGCCCATGTTCAAGGTCACTGTCTGGTTAGGGATGATCGGGTTGACATTCGTGCCTGATATAAGCGCAGCGCCGCCGCCGATGCCCCAGAGAATGCCATCGTGTGATGTGATCTGGAAAGCGTACTGTCCTGCAACAGGAACGTTGAAGGTGCCAAGGATGATGGACTGGAAGTCATGCTGGATCGATGGGAAAGGAACCTGAGTCCCTGTCGTCTCGCCCGCGCCGTTCAAGTTGTTCCACTGCTCCTGCGCTCCCGAACCTGTCGGGATGCCGGTCATCGACAAGCTTTCCAACGAGGTTGAGCTGGCGATGGCGCTGCCAGTGGTCACGGGGTTGTAGAGCTGAATCGTACCGGAGATAGACCCCGCGTTGTACAAGTACTGCGAGACATTACCACTGTTGATGTTTACGGTCTGCCCAGTCGAAAGTTGAAACAGGCTGTTCGTGCCCGCTGCGTTACCGATGACAAAGTGCCCGTCAGCGTACGCGGTGTGAGCTTCCCATACTAGGGAGGCTGCGGTCTGAATCATAGTCCAGACTGCGGTACCATCCGTGGTCGTGCTCCCAACACTGGTTGCCCATGTCGGAGTTGCCGTACCAGACATACCGACTGTGGATACCTGCTGAAGATTACCGTTGGTGTCGATGATTACGCCAGCAAGAGAGTACGAGGTGTTGGCTGTCCACGCTACTCGTGACGATCCAACCACGGGTGTAAGCGTGCCCGTAGGAGCAACAATTCCCCAATTCTCAAGAGGGTTGCCACGATTAGTCCAGACAGTAGTACCATCGGTTGTGAGACCTCCCTGAAAGTTGTTTCCCTCAGCCGGTACCTGCGGGTTCCATGTGGGCGCGGTGCCCCCGGAGATGCCTGCGGTCGTGAGCTGCTGAATGTTGCCATTAGGGTCGATGAGGAAGGTAGTGTCGAGCGGGGTGCCGTTGCCGGTCCAGTTCGTGTCGGCTGCCCACACTACGAGAGTCTGAAGCCATTTCTTCTGATCGATACCGTTGCCGAAGTAGAGCGTATTCCCTACGCTCTGCATGTACGACTGTCCCGCGTTAGAGCTGGTCTTCGTCCATACAAGGGTCTTTACCCCTTGATACAAAGAGTAGAGAGCCGAGGTCTGATCGACCATAATCTTGATCTGCTCATCGGTCTGGCTGAAGAGACGGAAGTTATAAAAACTGTCTACGTCATTCCATCCGTTGTTATCGTAGACAGAGTTGCCATAGCGACGGGCTAGGGTAAGCTTGTTAGTTACCTCTACGTTGACACCCGCTATCAGAGCGTCACCATTGGCACCGTAGAACTTCTCTACGATACGAGTGGTCGCTGCATCACGCAGAGGACTTCGGTTCGTCCAGATACCGCTGCTCCATCTTCCAGTATATATAGGCGCGAATCTTACCTGCTTCTGTGGTTGCGCTCCTGCCAATCCGAGTAGGTTGGGCATTGTTACTCCTTGTCTTCTATTTGGGATTGTGCCCACTTACCCATAAGAACTAGCTCTTCCATAGAGGCGTCATTCTTCATGGCATTAGCCCGCATTGATACGACCTGAACATTGCCCTTTACATAGCCTAGCTCTGGTCGTATCTTATCCAAGCTTGGAGAATTAGGAGAACTGACTCCAACACCGCCTATCAGCGGGATTCCAAGAATAGGACAAAACTCTGGGATGACAATATCTTCCCTGTCGAGAGTGAACGGTATACCCTTGGACTTAGCGCGGCCTTTTACGTACTGCCACATCCATCGCTCAGGGTGAGCCTTTCTCCATCTACGCTGGGCAGGGCCATGTACGTCTGGGTTGTAGCCTTTATGCGCGTTTGATTCACATTCTATACACGCCGAACGTTTACCATCACTGCTCCCCGGCCTGTCGTAGAACTTGTCCAGTTCCTTTGGCTTTTTGCATTTCGAGCAGACCTTCATGGTTTCCTTTAGACGGCATAGAGAGCTATCTTGTACGACGTGCCGTTGATGAGCACTGGCAAGAACGCCACTGGGTTAGCGGGCAGCGTCTCAGCTCCACCTGTTGCTGTGGTAGCGAGTGTGGTCCCTGCAATGACGAGCTGCGCTGGTGGTAGCACTGCTATCTGCTGCGGCACCCAAGTCCCGATGTTGAATGGGGACGGCGTGCTTATGACTTGCTGTGGGTTCGGTCCCCACACGCGCTGGCCGTCCGCGTTGTAGGCCGTCACGTTATAGTACGTGTTGGCGGGAAGGAGCACGTCGTTCGGCCATACCTCAGACCCCGCGACAACGTTGCCGCTGCCGTCGAGGTCCACCGTCACCCTGTAACCGGACACGACTTGTGTGGTGTCGTTGACCTGTGCGTCTTGGCTCAACTCAAAGATGAGTGAGCCGCCCGCGAGAGCGTTGCCCAAGGCATCCTGAAAAGCTCCGCCTGTGATTTCGTTGAGTGATGCCATGTCGCTCCTTATACTGCGTAGTACGGAATCTTCACCGTGGTGCCATTGATCGTTGTCTCCCAGAACCCAAGCGGGTTGGCGGGAAGCGTCTCACTACCTGCGGTGGCAGTTGTCGCTGTGACAGCAGAGTCAAGGTTCAAGTTTGGTACGTGGAACTCAGCATCGCCGGGGGAACCATTGTGAAGCAGTGTGAGCTGCGTGGTCGGTGACGTGCCTGTGCCGATGGTGCATGTCCAGTTCCAGTTGTCGGACTGCGATGCACTGCCGTCCCAATACTGGTTGGCGTGTCGGAACTCAGGGGCCGCCATGTTGCCGCTAGTGCTGGTTGCACTCACTGCGGTTAGCACTGAGGTGCCTAGCGAGGAGAACCCCGCATCAAATTGTGTCCCACCTTGGACCACAAGGGACGCGCCTTGGATGTTTCCTTGAACGCTAATGTTCGGCACTTGAAACTCAAATCCTGAGCCGGATGCATTCGTATGCGTAAGGATCAGAGTTGAGGTGGGATTCGCACCCGTCCCAAGATTTACGGCGAACTGCCAGTCGTCCGGCACACTCGCTGAGCCGTTCCAGTAATTGCTCTGGAAGATCAGAGGAGCAGCGTTCTGGTTGTTGCTGCCCGTCGCTGTGTTGCTGCTATAGAGGAACGCCTGATTGGAAGCAAATAGGCTTCCACAACTTACGTTACCGTTGAAGTCACCATTATTGCCGTTGAAGTCAAGGGCAAAAACATCAGTGGCGTACTGAACGATAGCTGTGCCAGTTGAACCTGTGTGACTAAAGAACAGAGTGCTGGTCGGGTCGGTTCCCGTACCCGGCTGAACCTGTACAGACCAAGTGTCTGGCGCTGATGCAGTGCCATTCCAATATGCACCCGTCAGTCCAAGCACAGGTGAGTTCTGGTTGTCGCTGCTCGTCGCCGCCGATGCCGTGGAGATTGAAACGTCGGAAGCAGAAGTCCATCCGTCTTCAAACGTCTGGGTGGCTGTCCAGTTATTATCAACGTTGAGCAATGCAACGTTGGCTAGGATGTTGACCCATGTGCCGGTCGAGAATACCTGTAGGGTACTCGTCGCCGTATCCCATACGGTCCACCCGGCGTTGGGAAGGAAAAACTCCCACCCCGGCACCTTGGTGTTATTTCCGCTCTGGGTTATCTCTGTAGACCATACCGCAATCGCGTTGTGTTGGCCCGTCCACGCGCCCGAGGGGGTTCCCTTGAGTAAATAGGCATCCCCGTTCGACGGAGAGCTTGGCGGGGCTGTGGTGGTCGTGTTGATGACTGCTCCCAGAAGGAGGGCATCGATAGCACGAAGGAAGGGTCGGAACTGGTCGTAGTACGCTTCCCCGATGTCCGCGTTGATAAGCAAGCCCAGACGAGGGCCAAGATCGACTGCCATTGAAACTCCTTAGGATGCAAACTCACTGCCGAAGGCTTCACCGAAGCCCGCTTCCGGGCCGGTACCTTGCACGACAATGTAGAGATTGGTTAGAACTTTCTGACCGTCCGCGTTGTACGAGTTCAGAAGGTAGGCCGTCGTGTTGGGTAGCATGGCGTTGTTTCCCCAGAATGTTGGGGAGCCTTCTACGTTGCCGCCTGAGTCGAGGTCTACTTGGACGACAGCTCCAGCACAGAGCTGGCCGCCGTCCGGGGTTTGTGTGTCTTCAGTTACGCGGATGATGAGGTAACCGTCAGAGAGTGGCGACCCATCAAGATCAGTAAAGTTGGTGACGGGAAACGGCACTCGTGGCATGTTATGACCCCATTGCTTGCGCGGCCTGCGTGACCTTGATTTGCTCCGCCTGCGGCTGGCCAGTGATAGAGTACCAGTTCTGAAGGAAGATGTTGCGCTGCGTCTCGCTTAGGCCAGTGTTCGTAGCCAGCAGACTGCTGATGAACTTACCGTTCGCTGTAGTGAAGCGAGGATCGTCCGCGAAGAGCCACATCAGGCTGAGGAAACCCCAGTTATAGATATGCGCGTACTCGTCGGGGATCGGTGCCCATGTCTGCTTTGTCTTCGTGAAGAGCGAGGGCTTAGCCTGCATCTGTAGCGTCACAGGGTATGCCTTGTCGGGTGTCGGCATAAGGCGGAACGTTAGGTTACCGTTGCCGTCATCGAACTGCGCCGACACGTACGTGGGACGGGCAATCTTCTCTTCTACCGATAGATCGATCTTGGTCTGAAGCTGCTTCCATATCGGCCCGTTCGAGGTGGTGTCCATGACGGCACCGTTCTCGATCCATGCCATCGTGTATTCGCCTTCGACCTGTGGATCACCGATATTGCCCTTGTTGGTCCACGTCACAGAGCCATCAGTCGTAGTGCCTGTGGCTGTGTGATTCCACGTAGGAGAGGAAGAGCCGGTCGTACCCGCTGTCGTACAGACTTGGGAGTTACCGGCATCATCCACAGTGAACCATCCGAGTTTTACTGCTGCACTCGCGGTGTAGTTGAAGAGGGTGTAGTCCTGCTGGTTGGCGACGGCGATGAAGCCCGTGACCACGCGGTTCCAACGCCAGATGAAGGGCGCACCAAGCATTGTCTGCTTGACCATGTTGGCCGATGTCTTGGCCGGTTCGATGAAGTTGCCCGTCGCGCTGTCGCGCATGAAGTTGAGCTTCTTTGCGAACTCGATAGTGTCGAGAAGTCGGATGCTGCTGCTAGGTGCTGACATGGGAGTGACCTTTCAAATAATTCGTCATCTTTTCGATGAGGTCGGGATCGTCTCCCAACTTACCGATGATGAGGTTGCATCGAGAGCAGAGCACAGCGCGGTAACTTCCCGGCTTACTGTGGTCATGGTCTATATGCCACTTCTTCTCAAAGCCTTGACCCCACGTGCAGTCAGAGGTTCCACAGATGGCACAGCACCCTCCCTGAGAAGCAAGGATCGCATCCCTCTTCTCAAGGGAGTCTATTCCATAGCGTTTACGAAGTACTGACTCAGTTCTCAGTCTATTCATGACTGCTGGTTTTTCAAAACGCCTAAGTCTCATGGATTCCCTAGGGCATTCTTTACAGCGCATACGACCTAGGGTGTCAGCCACTCTAGTATGTCCTTTACTACATAAGTTACTCATAATAAAGAACTTACCTACCAGGGTCCGTATGGATTACTGGGCGACATCGGGTTAGTGCCCCATGAACTATCCATGACAGAAGTGCCGGGGTAGAAGCCGTAGTTGTCTTGTTCGCGGTCGCTCTGACGTACTGCCTTGTCGAGAGCCTGCTCC